GTGGTCGTCGCTACCGATCTTCCAAATCCTCTCCGCCTCGTTCCTGATCTCGGTGCGAAGGCACCCTATCTGAAACTTCTGGTGTTCGAGTTGGTCCGCCAGTTCCTTCGCGTTTGTCTGCTTCTTCTTCATGGCTTGGCTCCGCCTTCTTCCAGTTCAATGATCTCTGCCATGTGGTCGATTACGGCGCAGAACCCGATCTCTGCCAGCACCGCCTGGATGCGCGGGAAGTCGTTGCCGTCGGGTGGCAGTTTGATCTTCTCCCTTGCGTCCTCTTTGAGAAGTTCCTGGATGTTCTGAGTCATCTCGGCATCTCTGCTGAGAACGCTGGTAGCGAACGTCATCAGCCGGTCGTAGTGTGCCCGGTAGGGAATGGCCCTCGGATCAAATGGTTTATCGCTCATGCCTTGACTCCAGTTTCTTCGGTGGGCAGTGCACCGGTGGGGCGGGCGTCCCCGCCCGCCTCCGCACCACCCTGCGTGATCTTCACGGCCGCGGCGGCAACCAGGTTGTCGTCGACTCGGCGGTACGCATCCTGCACACCCTGGCACTGCTCGATCAGCCCCTCTAGAAACTCAGGGGTGTTCTCCAACTCTGAGGCAGCGGCGTACTCGCTCAGTTCGTTCCCAAGCCGCGCGGATGCCGCCAGGACCACGATCGCCCGATACAGCACTGAAATCTCCGCGTCCTTGTTCCTCAGATTGTCTGAGAGTTCTTGTATCCGTTCAGACAGCCCCTGGGAAGAGCCTCCAAGCAGCTCATGAACACCCACTCGGCCCAACTTCGCCGCGCACTGGCGGGCCAACTCCTCCTCCACAGCACCCCGAAGGGCGATATGAACATCCACCCAAATCTTTGAGTATTCTGCATCACTCACGCCACACCCTCCTTCCGCCCCAGCATCCCATTGGGGAACTGCGACCGCACGAGCGCCCCTTCAACTCTGTGCGTTCTTGTCGGGTCATACCACACCTCCCAGCATCCTGATCTGGTGCTTCAACTTCTCCGTCTCCATGCCCGCCAGCATCCGCTCCTTGTTGACCGCTAACGCCGCAAGCCCCGTCGGGTGGTTAGGCACCACGCTCAGCCAGTCGATCGACCCACTGGGAAGCCACTCGAACCGATCCGCCGCGATCCCCGTCCCGACCCCCGCCTCGAACCACTGGTTCGTTACGATGAACACCCCGCACTGCACGCCGTTCCACCAGAGGACAAGGCAGAGCGCGTCCATATTCGATCGCCGAACCAACTCCTGCACCTGCTCGGGGTTCAATCCGCCGTGCCGTATCCCCAGCGTGCCCACGGGGTTGCCGCTCTCCAGCAGGCTTGTGGACTTGGCCTCCAGGTAGACCGACCGGCCACCGGCGATCGTCCCCGAGAAGTCGATCGGCGCACGCGCGACGTACCGCAGTTTCTTGGGGCTACCCGCCGTCCTCGGGCCGAGCCGGTCGATGACGGCCCTGCCTTTGGTGCGGTAGGTATTGTGCTCTGTGTCGAGCCGGTCCTCAAAAGACTCGCCGTTCTTCTTGGCCCGCTTGCCCGCGATGCTGCGCGTGCGCTTCTTTGCGAAGTCGGTGCCGTAGTAGCGGTGTGGTTTCATACTGCCTCCTGTGTCCTCAATCCCCCGCGTGGGGGTCAACGCTTGCGATCAACCGAAGCCGATGCCGACGCTTCAGTGGAAGTGGAAATGGGGAACACAAAAGACCGGACGATGCTGAGCAGGCAGAAGAGCCACACCATGTCCCAGAAGGGGATTTTGAGCCACAGTTGCGGAAGGAATGGGAAGTAGGTCGGTGCCAGCCCATTCCAGAGGAAGTAGGTGGGGATAGACAAGAGGGCGTAGAACACAAAGCCAAGAATCCAACCAACCACCGGCAATGCAAAGATCATCTTCCATCTCACTTTCTGCCCCTGTGGGGCGTTGTCCAAACCCGCGGGCCGGAGTCGAACCGGCTGGTATTAGCGGAGCAACGTGGCTTATTCGTTCTGCTCCATTCGCGTGTCGCCGTCCACGCCGCCGCAGGTCCAAAGTCAACCATCGTTGTTGTCCAGGTCGATCCCGTCGTTCTCGTCCGGTGCCGGGCCGGGTGCCACCACACGCTTGGTCCCGTCCTCGTTGAGGCTCCTGGGCTTCCGCCTCCTGTCCGCATGGGCGTTTTCGTTGTGGTGGCTGCCCGTGCAGTCGCCGCATATCCCGCTCGGGTGCGCCGTGTCTTTGCGACCACAACCCATGCACACCGTTAGATTCTTCAGTTTCTTACGCCTCATGCCGTTTTCCTCCTCCGCGTCTCGAACACACCCGCAAACCTCGGCTCCCGCATCAACTCGCGGGCGTAGGACGCTACCAGATCGTTGTTGATCTTCCACCCGTCCGACTTCGCCCAATGCCGCGCCACCTCAAAGCGGACCCGGTGCATCAGCATATCAGCCGATAGCCTCTCGTGCCCCGCGTCCAACAACTCGGACGCGAAGCGGCGGAACCAAGTAAAGACTTGGGGGTTCTCCGCGTGGAACGCCTCGAACCGCTGCTGGATCGTGGGGCGGAATCTGAGGGTGTGCTGCTTCACTTGCCAGCCCTCCCCTCTGGCGCGCCGTACTGGTCGTAGCCGCCGTCGTGCAACTTGTCCCAGAATGCTTGCCGCTGGGCAGTGGTCGTGCCGTGGATGTCCGCCACCTTGCGGTGCTGCACCTCTTTGGCTAGCAACCAGCCGGGCGTGGTGCTGTCAAGGCCGCGACCATAGCAGGTGTCCTCGACCGCTTGGACAAACTCGGTCGGGTCAATCGGCATCTTCGGCGCGGGCTTGCTGGGTGCGCGTGCAGGCTTCACCTCGTCCACAACCTCACGCACGGGCTTCGGTGCCTCAACCTCCCGCAACTCGGCGGACAGGTCGATGGTGCCAGCCGTGTTCTCGACCGGCTTGCGGCCCTGGATCGCGTCGGCCTCGGCTTCCTCGTACAGACCGCCGCACTCGGGGAACACTTTGCGGAGCGCGTGGGCCTCAGCAACCTTCGTCAGCATGTGGACTGGCTTCCACTTCCACTGCTGCTCGGTGCCGCCGTACTCGCTCCAGTAAACAATCGCCCAAGTAGGCTCGGCACAATCCCGAACGCGAACACCGATCTTGACGGCGTGCGGCGGACCACCGCCCACCCAAATCTCTGTCCCGTTGCCCTTGCTGTCGTAGTAGACTGGGGCCGTCATGCCAAGGTATCGGCCCGTGCGCTGGGCCGTCTTGCGGATACCACCAATGCCGGTGATGATGCTCGTTACGGTGCGCTGTTTCTGTTTGTCAAAGTACGGCAGGGCGTAGATGTCGTTTTCGATGGGGTTCAACCCGGCACGCGCCGCAACCAGTAGGAACCCTAGAAAAGCGGTGTTGTCCACCTTCTCGGGCGTGCGCTCGCGGATCAGCACGATCTCGGCTGGCGACCACTTCATCATGTCAGCCGGGACCAACTCGCTCACCCGCTGAACCAAGTCCTCGCGGTCCTTCACAGTCAGATTACTCATTGGGCACTCCATCAAACAGGGGGCGTGGTATCCAGAATGGGTATCCTTCCATCGGTGGATTTATGGGTGTGCTTAGAACCCTGGTCGTATCGACCTCTTTCCAGTTGGCCGCGCTGCTGTCGTAGGCAATCACCGAGTATTCACCTGTCGGCGGCTCCGTTAGCGTGTTTCGTACACGGGCCAACCCCTTCGCGTTTTCGATTCGGCGAATGATTTCCGATTCGCACTCATTCTGCTTGGCCGATAGTTCAGCGGTAACGCCGCCCTCCCAATCGTCTTGATCCCGGAGAACATCACACAACTCCGGCACGGTCATTTCTTTTACGTCCAAGTCTTTCGGATTACTCATCGCCAACCTCCATCTTGCTTGCTTCCCAAGCCGGGACGCGCAGGGGCAGGATGCCCTCGCCGTAGCCCGGCCACTTGTTGTTCTCCCGGCACGCCCTCAACTCGCGGAGCAACTTGCCCCGCCGCGACTGGCCGAACGTCATCATGTCCGGCTGGCAGTCCGGCTCGCTCGCCCGGTAAACCATGACGGCGAACGGTGCGGCTTTCTCGACGACGATCCAAACGAAGTCCACAGGCTTACTGTCGGCGTGCAGCGTGCGGATCGCGTCGGCATAGTGTGCGGCCTGCACGTCGTATCCGTACTTGATCGCGTCCGCCGCAAACCTTTTGGGCGAAGCGTCCGCAGCCGTCTTGATGTCGATGACGATGCGGGCACTGCGGGTTTCGAGTAGCCGGTCGATCCGGCCCTTGCACTCGATGCCCGTTGCCTTATCGCACCACAGCACCGACTGCTCATTGACACCTCTCGCGTTGGTCAAGAGCAGCCGGGCCTCGGGGTTGTCCATGATCTGTGCCCGCATCCGGCCCATGTCCTCGCGTTCGATCGCGTCCACCTGGATGTGGTCGGGCGTAAGCGTCGCCTCGAACGCCTCGGCTGTGGCCTTGCCGTCCTTCGTGCGGCGGTCAAACTTGGGCGGGCAGACGATCAGCGATGCCGCACGGTCAGGCTCCAGCAGGGCCATGTGGAACGCCCGGCCCAGACGGAGCGCGTCGGTTTCCACTGGCGGCGCGTCCAACTCGTGCCGGAAGTGCGCCCACGAACGAAGGGCGTGCTTCAGGCTCGAAGCGTTGACGGCTTGCCACTGGCGGTAGACCTCGTAGTGTACCGTGTGAAGCCCTGGCAGCGGGTTGGTAATGGTCGTCGTCATTGAATCCCAGCCCGCGCGTTCCCGCGTGGGGTGGGGGTGCCTGTCAAGTCTGGTCGTCCGGCATTTGCTCAACAATCATCTGCTGTAGGTCGCTCATTCGCCGCAGGTCAGAGAGTAAAACGGGGGCCTGTTCTTTGGTGATGCGATGGTTGGGGATTACTTCTGAGTACCCACACTCCCCGCACGCTCCGAGCGTGAAGTACCTCGCCCCGCCGTAGGGTGAGTCGTCGGGTACGCCGTCGTCGGTTCGCTCGACGGTCCAATCGCGGCTGTTGCACTTGGGGCAGGTAGGGGTCATGGGTTGCTCCTGTGTGCTTCTCGGATGCAACCGATAGCGACCATCAAGCACGCCGACCCCAGCAACACCAACAGCCACGGAAGGACGGGGCCGCTTTGATCGACCACGGCAATGCGGATCGCGGATAAGTAGACCATGCCCGCGCCGGAGATGTTGAACAGTGCAGCCAACTTTAGCCAGATGCAGAGCCTGGGCTTTGGCCCCATGCTGCGAACGATCGCCTCTAGTTTCTGCCGCCTAGCCGTTTCGGCCCGAAGCATTTTTACCAGTTCTTCGATGTCCTTGTTTGCTGACATAAGGTAAGCGTGGTTTTTCCGATCGTTGTCTCTGTCTATCATTGTCATTGCCCACCTCCTGCGTTCTTGATGGCATCAATAGTGCCCAAGGCTTCCCGGATCGAAGTCTCATTGAACTGTCCGACCTTCATTCCAATGGATTTCCCAATCTTGATGAAAGCCCTATCAACTGCATGTGTGTATTTCATTGGCCCAGAAATAGCCCGCATCTCGGGCCACATATCAACCAGCCAGTTTGCAATCTCTCGCGGTAAAAATCCAGTGTCGTCGTCCTGCGTGTCTAGCCATTCCATCAGCACGTAGGTGGCTGCGCAGGCAGCGTGCAGTTCATCCCGCTGCTTCCTCAACTCCGCGACCTCCTTCTCGGGGTCGGTCATGCCGGCGCAGGCGTTGACACAGGCGACCAGCCGTTTCATATCCGCATCGACGATACAGACGCTTTTACCTACGGTCGTTGTTCGTGGACCAGCATTTTCAATCCACGGCGAGAACGCTTCGTACGCCTGCGCCGCTTCAGCCTTTACCATTCCACCGTAAACCCACGGCTCCGGCGTGTGCTTCGTCTGGTTCATGTGCCACACGCCTTCGGTTGGCCCGCAGTTAGTTTCGCCCGAATCTCACTCGCCATCTCTACGATGCGATTCAATGAGCCTTCTACTTCTGCCTCGTGAAAGGCGTGGGAATATCCCATCGCGTAGCCCTCCCTGAACGCTTCAAGTGGTGTCGATTTCTCAGCAGCCGTAACCGCATCCACCAACCGCTCCCGCCCAGCCTTCGACCCGCCGGGGTTGATGCCCTGGGCCAGCACCACAGCGGCCACGCCGATATCCGCCGCGTCGTAGTCGATCTTGTCTTTTGCCCGCTCGATCGCCTTGCCCACAGTGTCGGGCATGGGCCGCATCGTGGTGTCGAGCCGCTTGATGTTGGGCAACGGGTATGGTCGCCCATCACGCATCTGGTAAACGACACCCTCCCGCACGTCGGCGGGGAGCATCCCGTCAAACGGATCAACGCCTTCGGTCATCCATTTGGTGTCCGGGGTAGAGGGCACCCCCGTTTCCCCAGGAATGACTGACGGGTCTCTACTGGTACTCGCGGGGGTGCCCTCTGTCCCGTTCGGTCCATCAACTTTGTTGTTCGTATCCATGAGCGTCTTTCGCTCAGGTCATCTCGACACCTAGACACGGTGCCGGTCGCCTCGATGTCAGTCCATTGGTGTAGGCTGCCGAGGATGCGATGCTGACCCGTCAAGAAGCATCGCGGACAAGGGGAGTATCGGATACATTCGGGGCGAAGTCAAGGAAAAGGTCGAGATTTTTTTATTTTTCTCACGCCCGGCCTCCAGACCGCGCATGAGTTGCGCCATCATCTTGTAGACGGGCTTCTTCATAAATCCCCCGGCTGCCTCTCGGCTTGGGGGGATGGGGCGGCGCGTTGTTCATCTTGAGAGCGCGCCCGCTTTGTCCTTGACACCGACCAGCGGGTTCCCGTGGTCCTTCTTCTTCGGTGCTTCCTCATCCTTGACCTTCCGCCTAAACCCCCGCTTGATCTCACGCAGGCGGGCCGAACGGCGGTCTACGAAGTCCCTCACCCATTGGCGCGTCGTTACCACCATCCGCCCGGTGTTGCGGGTTTCGAGCAGCCCGTCGTTCTTCGCTCGCTGGATTGCCCCGATCGTCCCCCGGATCATCCGCGCGGCCTCGGCCAGCGTGATGTACGACTCGCCTTCGAGGATTGCGGCCCGCATCTCGCCAATCTTCGCGTCGATAGCGGACTCGACCGCGTTCTTGACGATCAGACTCAAAGCCTCTGGGTCCATAAAACCCTCCCGGTGGCTTGCACCATCGGGAGAGCGGAGCGAAACGAACAGCCTTCATCCAGAGTGTAACCGCGTCCAAAAAAGATTCAAGCCCGCGCCAGATTTTTCACGTTATCCACAAGCCGCGCCATCGCCTGTTGGTAGTCGGCGACCGGATCGTTGACACCCGTAACCCGCCCGGCATCGGCCCGGCTGGTCTGGTGGTAGTGGGTGATCGCCACGCTCGGGCTGTTGCCAAGCCACCGGCAGGCGTGTATCCCATGCTGGTCCAGCCAATCCTTCTCCAGAGACTTGCGCAGGTCGTGGAAGGGCTTGCGCACGCCCTCGACGTTGGCGCGGGCCATGATCCGGCGCATCCATGTCCGCGCGGCCCGCCCGTCGGCAAGGTGCGGGAGCCGGTCGAACGGTGCGCCAGCCTCGACCAGCAGCCAGAGGGCCGGACAGATCGGAACCTCACGCGCCGCCCGCTTGGTGCTTCTGCCCTTGCCCCGCCTCTCGTGGTCGAGCGTGATGGATAACAGCCTCGTTTTTCCATCAAAGTCTGCTTGCTGCACCCGCGCCAGTTCGTTGAACCGCAGCCCCGCCAGCCTTGCCAGCCCCAGGGTGATCCGCTCGGCGGGCGATTGGCAGGCGGCGAGCATCGCGCCAGCCTCGTCGAGTGTGATGTATCGGAACCCCTCGTCGTGTACCGGGTTGGGCAGTTCGGTCATGGCGAACGGGTTACGGGCGATGTAGGGCCGTTCGGCGGTGGGGTATCGCATCGCCAGCCCCCAGGCCCGGCGTGCGTTGCGGCAGTGCTGGGCCACCATCCAATCGGTCGCCTTGCCCGTGCCGTCGATGTTCGGCTGGGCGCGTAGGTGTTCGATGAACGCCCGCACGTCGGCGGTGCTGAACGTCCCGATGCGGCGTTCGGGCGTGAAACATTTGCAAAGATGCGCAAATGTTGCGCGGTAAGATCGCCCGGTGGTTGGCTCGCGCCCGGCTAGCAGTTGATCGACGACGACCGCCCCCCAGTCCTCGACGGTGGGAGTCTCGCCTTCGGCCAGCACGCCGGACGCGGCAACCTGCGCCAGCCTTTCCAGTTCCGCGCGGGCCTGGGCCTTCGTCGTGTGCTTGACGTTGCCGAGCGTGGCGCGGTGCAACTTGCCCTCCGCATCGCGGTAGGTGCCGGTGTGGTAGGTCTGCCCCCGTGCGGTCCTGGTGGTCATGCCTTGCCCTTTGTGTATTGGCGTGCCAGCAGGCCCACCATGTCGCTAATGCTGATGCTCACGTTCGTCCGAGCGCGGTAGAGTTCCCGCGCCTCGTTGAGTTCGGCGGCGTGCTGTTTCGACACGCGCAGGCCGGTGATCTTCTTCTCGGGTGCGGGAGTGGTTTCGGACGGTGGAAGTGTGTTTGTCATGGTGTGATCCTTCTGGGCTTCCGCCCTTCGTTGTCTGACTTTGCTATTTCTTCCCACTGGGCGCGGCTGAATGTCATCTTTCCGAGTGTCGGAGTCGGTGCGAGCAGCCACTTTTGGGTATCCCACAGCATCACTAGGCCCCTGTCAGAACCCAGCCCGTAGGCTGCCTGCAACAGCACGCACCCCACCTTGCGGTGGGTGGGGTCGTAAGCGAGAGTGATTTTCTGGTCGTCGTTTATAATCCGCGCCAGGCCCGCTAGGGCGTGGCGCGTAGGGATCAGCGGGAAGTAAACGCGGTGGGTTCGCGGTCAAAGTGCTTGACCTCGATACGGACCTGTCGGCGGCGTTGTGTGCGCAACTTGATCGCCTCGGCCCGCGCGCCGTCCAGCGACTTGTGCGCGGTTTTCGGGCACCACCGGACCATGCCGCGAGCCTTGGTCATGATCGACACCCAGTAGGTTTCCGTGCGAAGCCAATCCGCCACGCGGGCGATGTGTTTACACTCCTCTCGCTTGAACTTCCATCGCGGGCAGGAGCAGCCCCAGCAGCCCGCCGCGTCTTTGGCGACGGTGTAGTCGTGCCCCTGATCGCCGAGGACCAGCCAGCGGGCGACCCAGCGGCCATCTCGCGGCGCGGGGAGTTCTTCGACGCAGGCCGAATCTCTCAGGATGAATACGTCGTTCGTCTTGCACATTGCGAATCTCCTGTAAGGGGTGAATCCGCGCCAGCCTCGTTTGAGGGTGGCGGGGAGGGTGTTAGGTGGTGGGGGCTGAGGCTCGGCAAGCGGCAAGCGTGTAAACGTCTACAAGGCTGTCCCAGTACGCTATCTTGTGGGCCGATGCTTTTTTCTCCCGCAGATTGCACGCCGTCCATCTGGCGACGCGGACGTACCGACGCAGCGCGGACGCAGGCAGAGTACGCGCCAGCCTTTCTACTGTTTGTTCCTCTGTTTCGGTTGGCTTCTTCACTCCCCACCCCCTTCCGCGCCGGTGGCCTTGGCGATGGCGGCGCTGGCGGCGGCTTCGATCTTGGCGTTGCGTGTGATGGCCGGTTGGGACAGGAACCCGCTTGGGTAGCGGCGGTGGTACAGCAGTTCGTCCAGTGCCGCAAGCAGATCGGGCGCGGCGGCGATTAGGCGAGCGTTGGCTTCAGACTCATCACGCACGGTTTTGATAGCCGCGATGGTTCGCGTCGAAGCCTCGATAGAGAACGGGTCGCCGCCCGCTCCACGGCTGACCCGCCAATCGCCCGGTGTGTGTCCGCCAGCCTTGCTAACCTTGTCCATTTCCTTGCTCCTATCCGCGTGATTGCGGCCCGCTCCCCCCGTGGGGGGATGGGGCGGGGATCATGCGCTGGCCTTGCTGATTGCGCCCGCAAGAACCGTTATCAGTTGAAGTTTTGCCGCACCATTTGGCATATTCGGACCCTCTACGACGCGAAGGGCTACCCGGCATTCTGATTCTAACTCGTCCAGCCTATCCCGCACGATGGCAAGGTCGTTTGCTCCTTGGTTGTAAAATGTCTCGCACAGTTTTAGCATCTCCAGACACCACTCATCGTCGCTACTTTTTGTGCATGGTTGCCGAGCGGTTGCCAGCATCAGCCGTATCAATGTGTCCGGGGATATTTTTTGCATTGTCCTTACTCCTTACCCTCACGTAGTGCGAATGGTTGGCGGACCCGGTGGGGTGCGCCAGCCTTGTTTAGTCGATCTCGACGGGTAGCATCCGATCCGAGTAGGTGTCGGGGTCGCCGCCAGCGGGGATCATGTCGGGCCAATAGAGCCGCACCGCTGGGCCGCGCGGGTCGCCGCCGAAGTGAACCGATGCGCCGTGGAGGTGGGCGATCCGCTCCACCTCGCGCTGCCAACCATCCGCCGCCTTGTATTCGCGTTCGGACATTGGCCGGTTACACACCGCCTCGTTGTAGGTGTCCAGCCGCTTGGCAAGGGTGCGGAGCCGGGCCGCATCTGTGGCCGCGCCCCACGGGGAGCACGCCGTAGACCGCTTGGCGATCGTTGCCGCCACCAAAAGCCGCCTGGCCTGCCGCTCATTCGTTTTCGTGATCGTTCCCATTGTTCCTACTCCTGAAAGTGCGCCGGCCCCGCATTAGGGCCGGTGAAGATCGGGCGCGGCGGTTAGGCCGCGCCGGATGGGTTAGCCAACCGTTGCCACGCGGTAGGAGCCGCAGCCCTGCGCGGTTGCCTGGATGTCTTTAGCCATGCGGCGCGATAAGTCGTGGCGGTTGCGGTAGGCAACGCCTTGGCCGTCCAGTGTTACGGCAACGTGCCATTTGCCCGAGTATTGGAAGGGTTTGCACCCACGGAGCATTTGCATAGTCGATACGGCACTTTCCAGCGTTTTATGTTCGCCAATGTTCACGGTTCCTACTCCTGGTATCCTCGTGCGGCATTGCACGCGGGAAGCCTGCGCCAGCCTTTTCAGGCGGGGGCAGGGTGGGTTAGGTGGTGTGGTTGCGATAGATCGGCACCCGAGACAGTTCCTTACGGATGGCCGATGCGGCGTGATCTACCGGCCACGATGCCGGGATGCGCAGAAGTTCAACCGTCGGGCGTTCCTTGCTATCCCCTACGCTGATGCCAACCCCGTGGTGTTGATCCGTTACCAGAGTAACACGCGCCCAAGGGTCGCGCATCATGGCATCCACGGCGACCTTGGCCAGCGTAGTGGCTAACTCGTGCTTATGGGCATCCGAATAGCCATTAGATTCGATGTAGTGAAAGGCAACGCCCGAGCGGGCTTCCGAGACGATGCGGGCTGGAAGGGTTAGCAGATTGGGAACCATATTCGATCCTCCTGTGTTTACGCTGGCAGCATCGCCAACGAATACACGCGCGGGCCGTTGGGCCGGCGCGGGTGGGGTGGGCTATCGCCCATCGTGCTTGCACCCGATCTGCCCGCACTCGTGGCAATAGTCATTTTCCCCAATCTCGGCCACCTCGTCCCCCTCTACTGCGTGTATCCGGTCATCCCCAACCATCACGCACGCAAGGCTACCGGATGGGCAGTAGTCGTATCCGACGTGCTCGCCTGTTTCGTCGTCGTAGACCTCCGTAGGTTCGACGATGGCCCCGGCGACGTAGAACGCGATACCGTCGTAGCCACTCACCCGGTAACGCTTGCCCGCGCGCTCCGGGCTAGCGACGTACAGCCCATCGCGCCCAAATGCATAGGCTTTCGTACCATCTTCCAGTGTTACGCTCCGTGCCATATTCGATCCTCCTGTGTTTACGCTGGCAGCATCGCCAACGAATACACGCGCGGGCCGTTGGGCCGGCGCGGGTGGGGTTAGACCTCTACCGAATCCAACCCCCTTGGTTTGCTAGCCTTGGCTGCGAAGTATTCGCCGATTGCCTTGTACGGGTAGTATTCGGGCTGTTCGTCATCGGTGGGCTGCGAACTCATGCCGGGCTGGAATACATCGCCCAGCGCGGACAATGCGGCGTACTCGGGCGAATACTGGCCCGCATGCCACTCGCTCAAGGCCCAATATGCCCCTACGATCAGGTCGGGGCAGGTGAACTCCCCAAACTCGCCAAGGCTAAGCCACGCATCGTTATCGGACGGCTCGGCATGGACGGCTTGGGCCAGTTCGATCAGTGCCGGGCAGAGGTCGATATCCGCACCGTCTGTTCGGAACATCGAACTACCGGCGATACGATCGAACGCGGCAACGGTACGTGCGGCTGGCTTTGGCATTGGTGATCCTCCTGAAAGTGGTGAAGAAACAATCCGCGCCAGCCTTGGTAAAGGGTGGCGGGGGTGGGGTGGTTAGAATGCGCCAGACGCGAACGCCAGAGCATCGTGCCAGAGTTCACGGACTGCGCACAACTCGGTATCGTGCCCCGGTACGTAAATGGCTGCACGGGCTGCCCCATCTTTGCGGAGGTCGGTGCCGATCGTGGTGCTAGGATGCTGTCCATCGCACTCGTGAGTAATGGCATAGTTCACGTAACCCGACGACCGAACCCATGCCCGCATGGTGTAGCGCGAGTCGCTGCCCTTGATTTTGCCAGTTGATCCAGTCCACTCGGGCTTGTGGCAAAGCATCCATTCGGCTGCCATAACCTTGGCAGACTCATCGCGGTATGCAGACTCGGCTGATGCACGATTGGGGTAAAGGTACTTACTCATCGTCGATACTCCTATTGTGGCCGGGATCATTCCCGACAACCTATCATACCACACTATCGGCAACAATGCCAACAATCCGCACGATATTTCCAAAGATTCTTGCCAACCTATCAAGTTAGCACGTTTGCTCGCATTCCGTTAGCATATCTACAGCGCAAGAATGGCCGATAACACCCCGATAAAGTGTCTAATATATGCGAGTGGCAAATCATGCGAAGGAACGAAGCATGAAACAACCCAAGACGCACGCTAAGCCAAACACCCCTCCCCCACACCCCCTCCCCCCCCCTCCGCCCCCGGTATGTTCGGGTGCAAAGGAAGGAAGCAAACACCCTCGACTCCTACACGCATCTGTCAAGGGTTGCACACACGCGCAAAGGTGCAAGGGTCGTGCACCAGGTGCAAGGTGCTGGCAAGGACGGATGCACGCACACGCACACGCAGAGAGAGAAAGCAGCACAGAGAGAACGTGAAGAAAAAAGGGTAAGGTGTGCCGGACTGGGGAAAGGGAAGAAAGGGAAGGGAAAAAAGGGTAATACGAACGCACACGCGCACGTACGCTGCGACTCACTCTCAAGTAGCACACACACTCGACGAATCCGGGCTGAAGCAGCACGCACACTGCACACAACACAGCACACAGAGCGTAGAAGTGCAGCAAACACAGCGGATGCACGCGGTTTGCCAGACCGCAGGCACACGCGGCACGCTCGACGGGGGGGTAGAGGGGGGAAGCACGCGGCCAGCCTTGGATCGATACCCCCACAATGACACGCATCTGAAAACTCGGTCATCTGCAAAAGTGCCTCACCTTGCACCTCTGCGCGCAGTTCTATCGTTTTTCCCGTTTCATGGGTAGAACTGGCGGGAGTTGTATCACCTGTGATCCGAACTTGCTTCTCTGTAAGTTGCTGCTAGACTTGGGCACAGGGAGGCGCAATGAAACCGAAGAAGTTGGAGTTTGCCAGGGTTTATCTGGAGACGGGCGAAGGGCAGGCACCCGCTGCGCAGGATGTATGGGTTGCCAACCCGCTAGAGGGTTTTACCTACATGGTCCACTTCTGGCGTGGCGGCTTCCACTGGATGCGGGTGGTTCCGCCAAGTCGTATGAAAGCCGAGGACTACGGACCATGCCCGACCTTGGAGTTCGGGGTTGCTGCCTGTCAGAAACATTGGGAACGTGAGGCCCAGAAGCAGGTTGATGCCATCTTTCGTGAACTGTGCAACCCAATCCCCCGACCTGCCCCACAATCGCCCCACGATTGACGGGGAGGCGTTCTGCGCCCTTTGCCCACCCGTGGGCCGTCCGGGGATTGGGGAGGCTTCTGGGCGATCGTAGCGGGTGTGTAAACTCCCCGGCGGGGCAAACCCTATCAAGCCGTTGGACGGCACCGGGGTTGGGGGGTAGACTTGGGGTAAGGAGGCGGTATGACCACCAACGACATCGTTATCGTGCTGGGCCTGCTGGAGCGTGCCCAAGACCGGGAGGCTGCACTAGTTGATGGGGAGGGAGAGTTCCAGAGGGCTATAGCCCAAAGTCGGTTGGCGGCGATCAAGGCGGTGTCTGAGCATCTGAAGGAGCGGATCACTGCGCCTCGCCCGCTGCCCGATTTTACTCGCGGTATCCAAACCACTCCGCCCACCGTCGAGCATCGGGTAAACGACAGTTGGTTCAAGGTCGAAGACAAGTTGCCCGATCCGGGTGTCGAAGTGCTGGCGTTCACGATCAACATGGGCGGTAGCGTTGAGGTCGCCTATACAGAGAAAAGAGAGCCGCCAGGCAACCATTCCAACTGGCGGAGTCCGGGTTTTACTTGGTTCAAGACCATCAAGGGAACCGCAATGGGCGATCTCAAAGTCGAGTTACCGTGTGTAACCTGCTGGAAACCCCTACCCATCAAGGGCTGATTGGCACATACCGAAGCCACACCTTGCCCAACAGGTTGATGGGCAAGGCGATCGTCCGTCCGGGCGGGGTGGTGGCTGACGCGGTGGTTGGCTTGCCGGTTGGGTTTGAGGTGGTCATGGCTGCTCCTTGCCCCATCATAGCCCGACCCTGCACGACTGTCGCACCTTTGCGACGCGACAGCCCGGAATCCGCGTTTTCAAGCCCGGGAACGGGGTTTTTGTGTCGCAGGAATCCAACTATCCGGTACTGCCGGATAGTTCAATCCTCCCACCGACTACGCCCGCTGTAGGCCCTGGACCTGCCCAAGAACCTCCCCCCCAGCGTGTACGGCTGCTCGTCCTTGCTAGGCCGGGAATCTTCCTCCCACGCCTGTATCCGGTCCCTGGCGACCTGAGCCGCCTGCTCGGGGATGAAGTGCAGGTGCGTCGAGAGGTCGTTGACCAACGACGCCAGCACGTCCGCCCGGTCATCGTGCTGCAACTCCACGCCCTTGGCGGTCATCGCCAACTGGCCCTGAAGGATTTGGTCTGCGGCAACCGTCGGGTCAAACACAATCTGGTGGTTCTGGAACGGCCCTTCCAGTGAGTCGATGATCCGGCTCTGTTTGTTCTTCGTCGAGGGCTTGCAGTCCACCCGGCAGGACCACTCTTGGTCCGATATCCGGGTGATCTCCTGCTGAAGCGCGTGGGCGAACAACTCACCCCCGGCGTTGGACTCGACCGTACAACTGGTCGTCTTGCGAAGTTTGAGCCGTTGGGCGATCAGCCGCAACCCGTAGGACCGGCTCACGGGTGTCTTGCTGTCCGGCGTGCGGAGTAACGCCTGGGTCGTCGCCTCCGGCTCGGCACCCGTCGGCGAGAACCGAAGGCCCAGAAGTTCTTGGACGAACAACTTGCCCCCGAGCGTCCCGCCGATGGCGCACGTCGTTTCGTCCCCGCCCGAACCTGCCGGGTCAATCCGGGCGTGGCGGTTTATCAGCGTCCCGAACTTCGCGTCGGCGTAGATCGGGCGGCGGAACCTGTCTCCCGCCTGCCCGACCGTCTGGATGTCCAGCAGCGTCGGGTCGTCGCCCGAGGTCGCGCCCCACGCTAGTTGCACCGGGGCGATCCCCTCGGAGCATGGGTAGACCAGCAGATCACCCAGGCGGAGCGGGAAGTCATTGTCGCCGCTGGAGTCTGGGATACCTATGTAGTGCCGCTCGACCTGACTGCGGGGCTGGCTGAGGATGTCGGCAATCGTTTCCGGGCTATACCGCTCGGGGTTGACCGCCTCGCCCGGCGTGGCCTCGCCCGAGTCGATCTTGGCCGCGATCACCGGCGCAAGGCCCGGTATCCGCGCCCTTTGCTTGTGCGTTGGGTAGACGATCGGGTAGGACCGGACGGCGTAGCCGTACCCCGCGTCCTTGTTGAACAGCGTCGGGTAGATCGACTGTGCCGGGTTGTAGGTGCCGATCGCCAGCAGGTTCGGCACAAGCCCGTTGGACTTGTAGGCCATGTTATAGACCTGCGAGTAGATGTTCAGCAGCCCGGCCTTGGCGTCCGCCGTGATGGAGTTCTGATCCGTTTCCCCGTCGTCGATGATGCAGAGGTGGTGGCGACCGGCTGCCAGTTGGCCCTCGACCCCCTGCGCCTGCAACGTCGGCTCGCGGTTGGGCAGTTTCAGAAGGCCCGAGTCGAACAACGTGGTGTTGTTGCGGTGCGGGCCGTTCTTTGGCGGCATCAACTGCTGGAACAGCGGTATCTGCTGCATCATCGTCTTGATCCCGACGACGAACTTCTGCGCCTGCCCACCGGACTTGCTGAGGATGCGGATGTTGTGGTCGGGGTACTTCAGCATGTACCACAGCGGGTACAACTGGGTGCCGATCATCGACTTGCCGCTCTCACGCCACGCGAACAGGAACCGGCGCGAGGGGCCGTGGGCGATGTAGTTCGCCATGTCCAGTTCGATTGGCGAGAGTGCGGCCTTGCTCTGGAGGTCGAGGACTTCCCAGCAGTATGACACACAGTATGCAAAACTGTCCAGTGCCTTCTTCCTGAACGCCTGCATCGACGCGGTATAGTCCGGGTCGTAGAAGCGGTCGAGGCTCACCCTCTATCCCCTAGACCGTCTGCCGGGTCGGGCAGTTCCGATCGTGCCTGCCTGCCGGACTTGCGGAGTGCCGATAGCACCTGATCGTCCGCCGTGCCGACGCTCTCGATCGCGGCGGTCAACTTGAACTTCTCTAGTGCCTGCGCCATGCGCTGGAAGTCCGTCGGCGAGAAGTCGCGGTAGCCGAGTATCTCAAAGTTCTTGTCGTAGTTCGTTACCCGCCCTTCGGCGACGCTTTTGGACATGAGGACCAGCATCCGGCTTTCGATTGCCCGCTTCATCCCCGGCTCAATCAGAAGGCACGCCTCGCTGAGCGCGTCGAGCGGGAAGCCCCGAAGGTACTCGACCATCTCCTTCTGGGGCAGGCTTTTTGGGTCTATCACTCCGGCTCCTTTTCCTTCGGCTCGGTCATGCTCAATGCCTGCGAAAGCATAGTGCGCTGGCGGTCGGTGAGAAACTTGTCGTTCTCGCTAAACGGGTCCGGGTGCCCGTGGATAATCACCTGCGGCTTGACCGACTCAGCCTTGTGCGTCGGTTCGCTGACGATCACGAAGCGGCCCAGGTGTTCCTCGATAATGGCGAACGCCGAGCGCAGTTGCTTGGCCGGATCGCCCGAAGGTTTCTTTGACACAGGTTCCCCAGTCTGTAGGTTCTGTCGTTTGGTTCAAGGTCTACGTCGTCCAGCAAGTCCTCTACGTCCCGCCACGGCAGAGGCATTGTAAACCTCCTTGAAGTAGATGATCTCCCTCGTCGATCCGTGGACGGGCACCGCATATCCCCGTGTGAGTCTGCACCGGCGACCCAGGGGACAGGTTTACGTGGCATGGGTGTCCTTGTGGTTATGCCGTCGGGAGTGTCGTGCCGGTACTCTGTGGGATCGAAAGCCGGACATAGGTCTCTAGTTGCCCGGCCACAAGGTCCGCTCCAGACCCACCATAAAAAACAAACTCAAACTCGACCGGCGTTGGCGCAGAGCCAGCGACGATCAGCCCGTTCCTTGCAAGATTTGCGGGTGCCGTCGCGCTGTAGATGGTGAACGAAGACGAGCCAGAAGTAAACGACGACGACGCAACAAGACTTCCGCCCACAATCAGTGTTGAAAGATTGACCTCGACATCCGTTATTGGCCCACCAGTAAAGAACGTCGGCACAACAAACCGCAACCCGGTTGCGACGCTATCCGCCGGTATCGAAGCGACCTCGACCATCGCTACCCCGCTGACGTGCGAAACAAGACTGGGCGTGTCGAACGCGGTCGTGTATTTCACCCACCGTTCCACGTTGTCGGGCAAGACGCCAGATGCCGCAGCGGTAGATCGCTGCTCCAACTTGTCCAGCCGCCCGCCCGTGCGCGAGATGAACGTCCGCAGCGCGTCGGGGGTGAGGGAGATGATTGGCATTACTGGCCCTCCGTGCTGCTCTGCGGGAGATTGTTGTTGAACAGGTTGAACACATTGGTGATGCCCGGCATGTTCTGGAGTGGGATCAAGGCCCGCAACGCTCGCAAATCCTGTTTGCTGAAGTCGTACCCGCTGTCGAGTGCAGACCGGATCATACGGAACGGCAAGCCCTTGGCCTCCATGTAGAGTGCAAATGTTGGGTTACCGAGGATCGGGTCAGACTCCAGCCCGCTGAACCGCATGGGCATAATCGTTGGCAGCCCAGAAGGCGCAGCAGCCGAGTCGTAGAGCGATGGGATGAGGGAGGTAAACGCCGCGCGGGAGACGATCGCCCGGACGATGTTCTCGGTGCTGAGGCGGTCGGCAAGGTATTCCTCTCGGTCATCGCGCCCGATGCTGTTGAGGTAGACATTCGCCATGTACCCGCCAAGGCCCGCCACGATCATGGCAAACCACGACGAGAACGCCTCCATGTCCCGACCACCACTGGAGCGGAGAACGGCCAGATTCGATAGAAACTGCTTCTCCCACGCACCCACGGCGAACGTCCGAAACTGGATCGCGGTCTTGCCCGCCGTTGTGTTCATCCAGTAGGGGTTGAGGCCAATATCGCCCTCGTGAATGATCTGCCGAGACTTGCGGCTGATCGCCTGCACAAAGTCCGCGCGGGCCTGGAGGTTCGTCCAGTTTTCGATCCCAAGTTTGCGCTCTGCGGCGTTCCCGTGGGCGCGGAGTTCCTTGGCAATCTCATCCCACTGCGCACGGTCGAGGTTGTAGTCCGACAGCCGGGCGTTGCTCGGACGATCGCCGCTCTCGGCAATCCGCTGAAACTTGTCGATCAACGCCGACCCGGCAAACAACGTCGAGAAGTCGGTGAGCGGCGCAATGCCGGTCATGTCCGAAAAGACGTTGCGGACGTTGCCCGCGTAGCGGTCGTACTTCGCACCCATCCGGGTGCCCGTTGGAAGCGACGCGGACTCCCTGCTCCCCTGCTCAACCATGACGGCGCGAGTGATCCGGTTATCGCCAAGCCCGGCCATTTCCTGTAGCAGTGAAATGTATTCGTCGCTGACACGCTCGCCGCGACGGATCGCTTGAAGCATCTCGCCCATTGCGGGAATCTGCGCAATAGTTGCGCGAAAGCCAGCACGGGCCGGGATCACGGCGGTTTCCATCAACGCCGCCATGCCGAACCCGCCCCCACGGACGAGGAAGTTTAGGTCGCGGATGCGGCGCAGGCCCGACACCCAGTCTGAGTTTGGGTCTTCAATCGGGATGCCCTTGATCGACTTGATGGCAAAGTCCAGCCGCGTCAGTTGGTTCCTGATGCGCTGGTCGCCCGCGTTCGTCTTGCGCATTTCCTCCTTGGCACGCTTCAGCAGCCCGTCCGCGCTGTTGATCTTCTGGCCCGTTGGGTCCAGTTCCCGGTAGACCGCCTGCATTGCGGCCTCGCCAAAGATCGAGCGGGCGTAATGCTCGGACAACTTCTCGGCGTTGTTCTCCAGCAGGTCGCTGAGTTTGATCGTGCCCGTGTCGGCACTCTCATCAAGGAACACCCGACGCTTGCCACGGCTGATCGTGCGGGACTCGGCAGAGTTGGCGTTAGCCTGCCCAACCACCTTGCCAACAACTGCGTCGATGTCCGCTTGGGCAATGCCACGATCCTTCAGGATCGCCGCCAAAGTTTCGCCGTTGAACGTGCCCCGGTCGTGGCTCAGAACCGAGGATTTGAGGTCCATGATATCTTCGAGTATCCCGTCGGCCACCCGACGCGCAACTCCCGGCGCAAGCCCGGCCTGCATGTTGCTGATGCCCAACTCGAATACGTCAAGAACCTTGTCGCGCCCGTGCTTGGCGATCGCCTCATGGATCAACGCCCGGTCGTAGATGCGGGGTGCGTAGTCCTTCAGCGCGGCACCACGCTCGAATCCGGGGATCAGGTTGTCCGCAGCGTAGTTGTAGAACTCGTCCCAATGCTGCCGCTGCAACTTGGCTGCCGAGGCAACAATCTTGTCGTTGGTCTTGCCGGGGTTGCGGACTTCTTGCGTGATCGCCTTCTGGAACTCGTCGTGGGCCTTGACCCGAAGATCGTTACTGAGCCAGGCAGAATCCCCGCGAGCCTTCGACCACAACTCGAACAACGGCTCGATGTCGCGTGAACGCTGGGTTAGTGCCGACCTTGTTCTGCGGATCACGCCCGCGCTGGCAGGCTCGGACCCCTGCGACGATCCATCCTTCTTGATAACCGCGTCCTCGACAAGCATGTTGCCCACGCGGCGAATCCACGCCGATGCGTCTGAGCCGAACCGTGCGGCGATGCCGATGCGGGCCGGAGTGAACGATGCCTTCTGGTCCGATGCTCCGGCAAAGTCGAAGTCGAACGCATTTTCCGGGAGTTCGGTCTGCTGGAGCGTGCGAACCGCACCCGCCCGCGTCTCGGTTACATTCTCCAGCACGTCGCGGAAGTAGAGGTCAATGTCTTTGCCCTTCGCGCGGGACCACGCCGATGCGTTGGCCTCGATGATCGGGATGATCTGGTCCGCCTGCTTGCCAAGAATCTGCCGGAGTTGCCCGCTCACGCGTTCGTAGTTGGTGCCACGACCGCCAACAAGATCGCCTTCGGGCTTCCCGTCCAGCAGCCGGTCAAAGACCGATACCTCGGTGCCCGTCAGTTCGGTTCGGAGCGGTGAACCCTTGACCCGTGCGTAGACACTCCTGATCCAACCCGAGAGGGTGTCAAACACCTTCTGGAGCGTGGAGTTAGGTGCCTTCCCATCGGCAACGTACTTCTCGAACGCGCGGGCAAAGCGTTCCTCGCCCTGCACAGACCACCGATCGCCGACCTCGCCGTAGAGAGCGTTGAGTTCGTCGGCAAGGTTCGCGTCAATATCCCTCAGCGTGCCACGGAAAACGTGCCCGCTCTCGTGGATCGCGGTCGATATATCCTTGCTTTTCAGTAGGGCAACCGTCGCCCGGCCCACTTCGTCGAAACTCGTCTCGCCTTTGAGCCGCAAGGCCGGACCTTGCTGGTACGCCAGTTCGCTCAGGGGCACGGTGCTTGTCGCGTCCCCGACCTTGACCGTTGCTATGCCGTTGTCGATGGAGTCAATAGTGCCGATTGTTCCGTCCGATAACCGAACGTCTGCACCTGCAACCGGGCTTGGAGTTTGCTCGGTGAAGAACGGGCGAACGGAGTCCAGAGTTACCGTGTGGCGAGTGCCGGTGGAATCAACGGCCTCCAGCGTAATCTCGCGGCTGGTTTTGACCCCGTTTATCTCTACAAAGCCAGCACCGTTGACCTTGGTTATTTCAACCGTGCTTCCATCCTCTAGCGTGATCTTGCGGTCCTTTAGCCAGCCCATGTCCCTCAACGCTTCAATCTCGTTGCCTGGGTTGGCATCCGCAAGCCGGTTGATGGATGCGCGGATATCGGCTATCCGAAGTTCCTCGACCGTCGCATCGGGCCTGTGCCCCGGCACCTGATCGAAGAAGAACTCGCCCTTGGGGAGCGTAACCAGACCTTCCTCAGCCACCATCCGGCGAATGGTTGATGCGGCCATGAGCGTTGTGCCGCTCTCTGATAGGCCCTGGAACGATCCGAACGTCGCGCCGATAGCCGTGTCAAGGATCGCGTCTTGTAGCGAATAGTCTCGGCCAGCCAGTGATGCCAGCCCCAGCCCGGTGGCGACGTTGACCCCCGCGCCCGTGCCCGCACCGATAACCCCGCTCTTTGCCAGCAGGCTCAGGCGGGTAGCCCGGCTGACGATCTGCCCGGTTTCTGCCGCGAGGCCAACCTTGGTCAACCCACGGGCCAGCAACGCACCCCTGGCAACGTCCTCGACCGCGCCACCGGCAAACCCGGCAAGGGCGTTGATCGGGTCGGCTTGGCTGACGACGAATCCCACGGCAATAGAGCCGACGGTACCGAAGTTGGATTGCAACCGCCGCGATGCCTCGGCATCCTGACGCTCGCGCTCAACCAGCACCCGAAGATGGGAGAGGCTTGTGGCCTCGCTGAACTTCGAGAACGATTCGGGTGGCAACAACTCGCCGGAACGGTCAACCGCCTCCCGGCGAAGAATGTCCTCGGTCAGCCGGAAGTACGGATCGTACCCAACCGCCGCCAGCGTGTTGTTCATCACAATCCGCTGGAGAACGTGCCGACCTTCGATCATCGCGCGTGGGACGTTGGCGAGCCGGTCAGATAGGCCGCTGTCGGCACTTGGGGTAAGCGTGCCATCCCGGCCAATGTCCATCGGCCCGCCCTGGATGATGTCGCCTTGGCGCGTTGGGATGTTGAAAATCTCGTTCTTGACGTAGTTGAGGTCAAGCCCCGTGTCTACCCCAAAGTCGGCAAACATCTGGGCCGTCGCCCCGGCGTACCGATCAAGATAGTCGAGCGCGCCGCCAAAGGCCCCGAGGTCAGACCTGAAACCGAAGTTGAAGTACGACTGGTTCCGCTGCGCGGCAAGTTCCGCAATGTCCCGCTGGATTGCCGCGTCCCTTGCCGGGTCCGGGGGCTGCGGGTCAAACTGAAATCGGAAGTCGGCGTTGGTTCTGCTCATTGGATGTAGCCAAACTCCCGTAGGTCGCTATCGGTCCAGCCCTGTAAACGAAGCGATGCAATCTTGCGTTCTTTCTCTAGTGCCGAGAGAGTAGCAGCGTCCTGTGCTTCCTTGGCAATCGCCGCCCTCGTCTGAATGTCAAACAGGTTCTTTGGTCCGTTCTTCCGCTCCAGCGCGGCCTTGAACGCCTCGGCGTATTTTCCGTCCTGAATGTCCTGCCACGCGGCGTTCAACGCCTGCGCCTTGAACGTGGCAGTCATTGGCACAGATGTTCCGTCGATCCTGTAAACGCCGTACTCCCCGTCGCCCGTCTCAATCAGCCGGAAGTCCTTTGCCGTCGTGCCTTGCAGCGCAGGCGTAACCGCCTTGATCGTCGAGTCTGTATACAGAATGCTGGCAACATTGGTCATCCGGGCGGCGTTGAGCGCGCCGGTGGCAAACCTGGAAAAGAATCCGGGTTTCGCGCCGGGGTATGCAGACTTGCCGTTTTCCTCGGCATACTGAGTGAGAATAACGTCTTTGAGAACGTCGAAGTTTTCCACAACGCCGGGCGAGAGCGGTGCCTTGCGGTACAAGTCCTTGCCGCTCACGACGTAGCCCTCGGCGATGATCTTGCTGGCACGCTCGGAAATCTGGTCGTTTGTTAGGCCAACCGTATTGAGCGCGTTGAGCGTGCGGGCAAGGCTCTGAACTGCCGGGCCTGGACGCTCGGTGTATGCGATGCCGGTCTGTGATTGGATCACACTAAACGCACTAAACGGATTTTTCTCCTTTGGACCGTTGACTTTCACGTTGTTTCGAGAGTTGCGGATATCACTGATTGCGTTCTTGATCCCGTACCTTGGATCGTTGTTTACAATCTCGGCAATCGCTACCAGCGCGTCGTGGTCTGCACTATCGGCAACGTGGTTGCCAGCCCATCCGGGCTTGGCTCGGTAAAAGTCCGCAAACCTCTGAACAAAGGCAACATCGGCTGTCGTAACATCGCCCGCGTCAAGGCGTGCGGCAAACCCCGTCGATGTACGCTGAAGGTCCGGGTCTTTGAGATTGTTGTCGTTCATCACCTTTGTATACTTTGGGATGTCGAACGAACCGTCCGCGCCTGCGGACATCTCGCGGATTTTCGCAATCGCAAACGACTTCTTCTGCTCCTCGGGGATCGGCATGGTCTTTCCGCTGGGGAGAACAACCGTGCTGCCAGTAAGCACCACCGGGCCGTTGGTGGCCGAGTTGATTATTCCAAAAGCCACCTCATCGGATGCGGACTGCATAAACGAACTTGCGGCGGTAGAGTCGGCGATCGCCTCAATCTGACGATCAAACTGCTGGTAGAGCGGCGCGGCGGTGCCGTTTGTGATCTGCCCAGTCCTCACCGCATCGTCAACCATTGACCGTAGGGAGTCGGGGTTTGTCCCGTTGTTGAACTCGCCCCAGTAGCGGTTTAGGAACTCCTGCGATTGCTTGTTCTTCTGTGCCTCGATAGCAGCGTCGGCCTGCTTCAGCCGCGTCTCGGCGTATACCGGGCTGACGTTCTCAATGCTGCTCAGCAGGCTTTGCAGCCGTTCCTTTTCCCCCTTGATTGCCAGCGCGTCGGCTGCAATGTATTGAGACTTTCGGAAATCCTCTGGACGGAGGAACATATTTCCGGCCTTTACCGCCACGTCCGCAACTGGAACGCCAGCAACAATGTCGGTTGCCATTGCACTAACAGCCGCGTCGGTGGCTTCGGCCTTGCCCTTCTCGCGCACGTTTACAGCAAGGCCAGCAATCGGCGCGGATATCAACTTGACGATCTGATCGTGGTACGCCTTGCTCTGGCCCTGCGACCAAGTGCGGGCAATCCTCTCAATATCCTTGTTCGGGTCAGATGCGTTGACGGTAACGGCACCGTCCTTGATCTGGTCGCCAAGTGATGCAAGGTTCTGGCTGACGTAGAGGCTTGCGGCAGACTCATCCGCCGCGTCGATAGCACGCTGCGCACGCTCTGCCTCCCGTGCCGCCTTCTCCTGCTGCTGCAACGCCTTCGCGTCTTGGAACTCCTGCTCCTGCCTAGCCCGAAGATTCTGCCGGGTAATATCCCGCGTGATGCCCACGCCGGTATCGACCGCATCGCTAAACGCCTTTGCGAGAAGTGCGGCGTTGCGATCCTGGCCGGGGTCCGCAGCGGTAACACCCGGCGCGTTCTGGCCAATCTGCGAAGGCCCCGGAAGTGGCAGGGTGCCTCGACCCGCCCCGAGGTAGTAGCCGGTTCCGCTGTTGAATCCGCTCATGGTTTATGCTGGTGGACCCATGCCTCCAGAGATAGGCGGTGGCGCGGGCGGGGTTGTGGATCGGTTCAGTTCGGTCAGCGACGAGTTGACATCGTAGAACGTTGATGCGCCCTGGATCGCAGCCGAGAACGCCCCGGTAAGCGGGTCGATCCGCCGACCCTGTGCGGAGATGATGTTCGCGTTGGTGTTGCTGCCAATCGCCAGTTGGTTCCGACCGGCGTTGCCAGAGAGGGTAACGAGGTCTGCCGCGCCCTGGCGGACAATGGAGTTCTGGACCGAAAGCCCGGCACCCGTGGGCGTGCCGCTGGCCTCGGCAAGAAGCCCGGCCAGTGCCCGCTGCTGCGCGACCTGCTGGTTGATCCTCTCGCGTTCCTTTGCGTCCGCCGCCGCCTGCTGCGCGGCCTGAATCTGCCCCGCCTCACGCGCGTTGTTCTCGGCCTTCTTTGCCCGCTGGTTCTGCTGCTGCTGCCCGGCAATGGCCGTTCCCGTACCTATCGCCGATATAATCAGGCTCGCAATTGCAATCTCTGTTCCGGTCATTAGACACGCTCCTGAACAAGGTCGCCGCTGGTGTCAATACCACCGACGTAGGCCGGGCGCGGATCGGACGATGAGATGCGGATGGTGGTCCGGTCGGCTGGGCCACCGCCGTAGATGTCCTTCTTGCCGCTGACCGGCGTTGCCCCAAGATCGACCACCTTGAACACCTCTGTACGGTTGTTGACCACCCATCCGATCTTGAAGTACCCGCTCCGCGCGTACCGAACGGTGATCTCGCGCGGGTGGAAGTCGGGCGAGATGAACGAACGATCCTGGTTATCCCGAAGGAACTGGGCAGAGAGTTGAACGTCCCAGTCGATCGGTCGGCCCAGCGTAGTGCCCACGGAGGTGTGGTCGCCCGTGGCCGTTACCGTGCTGCCCGATGGGGTGCCCAGCAGCACTGTCCCGTTGGCCTTCACGATCGTCGTCAGGCCAGCAGAGGTTACGCCCGTGGGAAGCGTCCAAGTCGTAGTACCGCTGCTAAACAAGACGCTGACGCACTGTGCAGACGTTACTTGGCCGTCCATACGCGGTAGATACGAGTAACCCGCTGGCGTTGCCTCGCCGCCCATGTCGAAGGTTTCCAGCACCATCGCCGAACCGCGCAGGGTGTAGAGCCGCGCCTGTGTACCGCGAGATACCACCGCCCGGATGTCCGCACCGTTGAAGGTCAGGACTGACCACGCGGCAAGCCGACGCTCGCCGTTGATAAACGCCGTGCGGTAGAGGTAGGCCGTGCCCGTGCCCCGCGCAACCAGCAGCACCGATTGGGTATCCGGCGCGCTCGCCATCAGCAGGTTCGTCGTGCTAATCAGGTCGAATACATGCCGTCCGACGCTCTGGCTCACGCCAGCAATCCGGTCGCCGTTCGGGTCAAGTTCGTACTCGACCAACTGGACGAACCCGCCCGTGGGCTTGATGTAGTACGCACGCTCACCCATGCGGGCGGGCTGCACGTCGATAATCGATTCTTCGGGTGCGGGGATAACCGATATTCGAGAGGGCGCAAGTGCCTCGGTAAAGCCGATAGAAAACTGCGTGCGCCCCGCCGTAGTAACCAGCAGCGTCTTGTCAAAGGCGAGCATCGAGCGGATCGCCCCGCCTGAATCCTCACCGATGGGCTGGTCGAACGGGTCGTCGTCCAGGGTGGTTGTTACGTCTTGGGTATACAGCCGGGTGTAGTCGCGGTTACCAGCCGAGAACGCCAGCAAGTTGCCAGCGGCAATCTCCAGCCGACCCTGCCACGATTGGATCGCGCGGATGGGCAAGCCCTGCGTAAGCAACTTGCTCGCCGGGTTGCTTTGCTCATCGCCCGAGCGTCTCGGCTGCCAGGGAAGGTGCCGGACGCAGGCCATTGGGCTTTGTGCTGTGGCGTTGAACTGGTTGTACCGCCAGAGGGCAATCGAGTTGCCCATCGACCCGTCGTAGATGGCGAACTCGGCGATGTCGCCCGTCCAGTTGCCGCCAAGAACGGTGTTGTAAGAGTCGCCCGCTGGGGTGCCGAAAGCACTGGGAGGCCCGACACCGGGAAGGGTCAGGGTCAACGGCTCATTCACGCCGTTGATTGTGCAGGTTGCCGAGGTTGTGCCCGGCGTAAACGTGATGACGACGTGCTTCCACGAACCGCCGTAGAGGCCCGTGACGGCTGACTGAGTTTCGGCCAACTGATTGCCGCACGCGATCGACAGTTTGCCCGCCGTGGTCTGGGCAATGACGACTGCCGGTGCTGACGCGCCGGAGAAGAACGTCCGGCCCGGCGTTCCGACCATGCGGAACAGGTCGCCGTTGCCGCTGGCGGTCCCGCGAAGCCAGAACTCAAAACTGATCGGACCCCAGCCTGAGAGCGGCCGGTAGACCGTACTGCTCATGGTCTTGCTGGTGAACACCAGGCCAGAAGTACCAGTGATTCCCGAACCGCTCAGTGGCGTGCCAGCAACGGCCATCGCACTACTGAACGTGCCGTTCGCCCGCCCCAGTTCATCGACGCAGAACGTCGTCCCCACGTCCCTAAATCGGTACTGGGCAATCGCGCCCATCTCCGCAGGCGCAGTGGCGTAGTCCCCGCGAACTCGTGCCACCTTGACCGGGAGTGTCGTGAGGTTCGGCTGGCCCGTGTCCTGGTCAGGCTCGCCAATCGGCACCCAGCGGCTTCGTGGCGAGTTTTGGAACTGGACCGCGCCGGTGCCCGTGCCAGGAGCCGCGCCGGTGCTGCGGGCTGCGGTGGTGGCGTTGAATGGGCAGCCAGCCTCGTTCTTCGACGCGTCATACGAACTTCCGGCGGCTGGTGGCCGCACAAACTCGTTGGCAGGAAAGCCAGCGAGAGGGCCACCCCAGTTAGAGGTGAGCGTCAGTCGGCACGTCTGGTTAGTCCCTGGCGTGCTGACCGCAAACGAAGCCGCTACGTTGGGAAGCCCCTGATCGCGGAAAGCCTGTTGCACGCGGGCACCGGCCTGTGCAAGATCGTCGATTGGCGTGTTGGCAAAATCAATCGCCACTTCAACCTCACGGCCAACACCACGGACGTTGACGTTTGCCGGTGCTCCGGGGATGGCATCTACCAACGTTATCGTCGATGACGTAGCCGACGCAATCGTGTAAGCACCTGCACCCGTGCCGGTGATGAAAACCTGCTCGCCCGGTTCGATGTTGTTTGGGTACGTCGGGACGCTGACCGTGATCTTCTTTGTGCCGCTGTCGTAGGAGCAGGTGTTTTGCTCATGCACCACTCGGGCAAACTTGACCCGCGCACCCTTTGGGTTACGAAAGGTTTCCGAGAAGTTGCGCAACGGGCCGCTGCCGTCTCCCACTTGCGAAGCACCGAACGTCAGCGTCGCGTGCGTGCCTTTGCCCGGCTGGTAGCGGTACAACCCCGGAGGGTCAGAGAGATACCGCAGGCGGGCGCGGGCAATCTGGCCCGGCTGGAGCGTAACGCCCTCGACCTCCGAGAAGTCCTTGCACTCCCGCGTGGTCGATACGAACGGCGTGGCCGAGGCAGACGGGTTGATCCCTTGGCTTGCCACCACCGCGCCGTCCCCGAGCATACAGGCGATGCACTTGGCCGTGCCAGCGTTCGTAGCCAGATACCCAGCGGTCTGACCGGAGTTGTAGACCACCCACTCGGAGTAGTCGTCGCCGACAATCCGAAGCACACCGGCAGAGTCCATCACAAGGTCGTAGGACTCCGATCGGTCGGTGTTGACCGCGAACCCGTCGTAGGTGTTCCCAGTGGGCCAAGATGCAAACACCGCGCGGTGGCGCGTCCCTTGCCGCTTGCCCGTGCCCAGTTCGATCGAGACTTCCGAATCGTTGCACACCTTCAACTGTGCAACCTGCCGGGTTTCGTCGGGCTGCCGCGAGAGTCCCCCGTTCAAGAACGGGATTCTGGCGGTCGTCGGGTTGCCCATCAATCCTCCCAAGTAGTTGACCGGCCACTGAGACCGAGCCGAGCGTTAGACGAACCCCACCGACCGGGGATACCGGCATCGCGGAGGTTCAACTGGTGCGCGGTGTAGAGTTGGGTCCAGCGTCCGATAAGGTTGTCCTCGAACATGAACGCCTGCCGGGCCTCGGCCTCTAGACGCGAAAGAAACTGGTCGTCGATCCGGCCACGCTTCCACGCCTGTTGATACCGGGTTGCAGCGTGGGCCGCAACGTACTCGGCCATCGCAGGCGGGAGTGCGTCAATCGCCCAATCGGCCACGCCCATCTGTGGGAGCGCGGTCAACGCCCCGGTCGTCAGCACCGCAGCCGAGGTTTGGCCCGTCAGGTTATCGGTCCCCGCCAGCGTGCCCGTCTGCACCACCAGCCAAGCCTTGCCGCCCGTGAAGTAGTGCAGGATTGCCGTCGCCCCGCTGGTCGTCTGATTGACGATCTCGCCGTTGATCGGGTTGCCGGTGTAGGACGAGACGACAATCGAATGGGTAGCCCAGCGAATCTCGGGCTGGTACTCCCCGCGCTGAATCTGGGTCAGGGAGCGTGCGAACTGGACCGAAGCCCGGTCGGTGTCGATATCACCCGTGCCGGGTGTGGGGATGGAAGCAACCGGGTCGATTCCCACGCCGCGAAGGATGGTGTTTACGCCTTCGAGTGTGGTCATGGTTTACCCTTTGGGTGCAACGGCTGGGGGCGGTGTCATCAAGGCAAGAAGTTGGGCCTGAAGTCCATCGGCTCGTGCCCGCTGTGCGTCCGCTTCCGCCTTCGCTTTGGCGGTGGCCTCATCCCACAAATCGTCCTCGCGCTTGCGAGACGCTTCTTTCGCCTCATTCTCGCGTTTGCGGGACCGGCTGTTTTGCCAAGCGACACCCCCGCCGCCGCCGATAAGAAGCCCGGCGAGCGTGCTTGTGTCGAAACCAGCCGACGCGGCCAACTGCTTTACAATGGGGATGTTCCCGCCGAAGTTGGCCCACGCCATACGCTTGGCATCCTCGGCTTGCAAGACCGCAAAAGCATCTTCCTTCTGCGCGTTCAGTGCTTCGCTTGCGGCCTTTCGGATCGCACGCGAGGCCGCGAACTCGGCCATGATGTTCTCCGTGTTGACAGCCGCCGCCGCAACAACGTCGGCCAGTTGTTCCTCGCGCTTGGCCTGATCCACTTTGGTCTGAGCGGTGATGCGCCTGACCTCAGCCTCAGCCTTGGCCGTCGCGGCGCGGACAGCAGCCTCGGCCTTCGCCTTGTCTTCTGCTTCCTCTTTGACCACCTGCGCCTCGGCCTTGGCGACCTGGGCCAGCAGTTGATCGCCGGTTACGGGCTTGCCGGTGAACGGGCTATCGACCGTCGGTGGCGAGCAGCCCGTGAGCAGAAACAGTGCTTGCACTAGAGCAAATCCGAGGATAAAGAACAGTGCAGACCTTAGATTATCGCGCTTGGTTCTCATGGTAAATCTCCTTGTGCTACCGAACGCCAAGTAGTTATTCCGTCGCAATCGAAACGTCTAACACAACCTTTGAGGCAAAGCCGGCGCGGCGTGATCGTGAACGACCGCACGTCAGGCGGCGACCCACGCCCCGCCTTTGTGGACATACCTTCCAACAGCCGTAAACGGCGCAAGTCCGCTTGTGTCGGTGTTGTAGAAACTGTCCCCGTTGATGACCGACGCGGAAGGCGGTTGGCCAGCAATAACATGTCTCCCCCGAATACGGATGTTTCCGTTGACCCGAACATACCCGGTCCCGGTTACATCGCCAACGAGTCCGCGATCGTTGAACTTGCTCCAGTCCTTGTAGACAAGCCCGGTCGCGTCGATGTACGACTTGCTGTTTGGGTTCCGCTGGTAAATGACGTGCGAAGTTGCACCACTATCGCCCGCCCAAAGGAAGGGCAACCTGAACGCGATCTCGGATGTGTGCTGCGCGTCGATGATGCCGCTTACACCGCTCACGTCCTTTGTGCAAGACACGCCACGACTGACAACCACGCCCGGATCGGTGCGGAAGATAAAATCGCTGCTGTGAGCGGACCCAGGCGCGAGAGTAACGGCCCCGCCCGAGACAGAGATACCGCCGATCGCGCAAGGAACCGGCACGCCGTTGACGGCGTCAGCCGCACACTGGACCAGCCGGCCATCTGGACCAAGCCGCACGTTAGAGCCTGTTTCGGATACCTGGTCGATTGTCCCGCTGAGCGTTACCCACCCGCGCCACGCCCGCGCCGCCGAGCAGTTGACGATCTTGATGAAGTCCATCCCCGCCACGGCGGGGAACATCATCAACAGATCGTTGTCGGGCGCGGTATGGATATTTTCAAGCGTGATGTCTTTGCAGTTTATCGCACTGATCCCGCCGGTGTAGTTGGCTACCGGGCAGACCACGCTGGCGTTGCGGATGATGATCCCGGTGTGCGTCCCGCCGATGATCCCCGCAGGCGTGCCGTTGCCTACGTCGGCGTTGTCATCGCGGATAGACCACCAGGTTCCTGTTGAGGACGTGCCCGTAACGCCGTCAATAAGCACGTTGCTGATCGTGTTGCCGGTAGAACCAGCAAACCGGAATGCCTCAAAGCAGTTATCCAGCACGGTGTTGGTAAACACAAACTCGCCCGAACTGCCCGTGGGGGACTGGCAGAACTGGTTGCTGACTGTGCTGCGATATGCTCCCTCGTTGACAATGATCGGCAGAGCGTTATCGTGGACCTTTGCGTAGATGTTGTCGGTGCGGTGCCGCCAGCACCCAGCCCCAAAGTGGAGGCCGTCGGAGTTGGTGTTCGTCATTCTTAGGCGGGCGTAGTACCCATCGGTGCAGTTGGTAATCCAGATCAGGTACTTGGCGGCCCGCACGTACGTCCCGTCTGTAATCGTCAGGACGTCCACGCGGTCAAACCAGATGCCGTCATCCCACCAGAACCCAGCACCGCGAGGGGTTGGACCTTGCGCATTCGAGTTGCCGCCCGTTCCGTCGGTATGGTTGAAGTCAAAGTTGATATTGCGGATTGTGATATTCTTATCCCGCAGCGTCGAGTCCCCGGCCAGGTTGTTGCGCAGGAAGTAGCAGTTGGATTTGTTGGCCCGGCGCAGCGTTACGCCGTTGACCCCCTCGATCGTCGTGTTGGAATAGATCACCAGAGAGGAGTTGACGCGGTAGTTGGGTGTGCCCGGTGTGTTACACCTTTCCGGCCCGACGGTGTACGTGCCCGGCTGGTCGAAGAACAGCGTCCCGCCGCCGAGTTTGTTGAGGTTGTCCAGTACGTCTTGGACCGCCTGCGTGTTAGCTGCCTGCGTTTGTGCGCTGAGGTCGGTCTTGAGTCCGAGCATACTGGCCAAGATGACGGTGTTTGCGGAGAGCAGAACCGAGAGCATGGGTTGGGGCATAAGTGGCTTTCTTTGGTGAGGGGTGGTGGTTTAGGCGGGGCGGATGATTTCCCAATAAACCGTCGAGTTGTCTGCGACGTTGATGAGGTTTGTAGCGAGTTTCCCGGTAATCGTAAAACTGGTCAGGTTTACAATAGCCGTACACTCGTACTGGCTTGACAGCGTGCCGCTGCCAGTTACAAAACTGATGATTACGCGATCGCCCGTGGCAACGTAGGTGTTTGTAACGGTAACGGTGCCAGCGGTCAGAGCGACCGTCCCGCGCGTTGCAGTGCCCGAAGTCGCGGTCGTTGCAAACCGGGCGTGTAACCCACCGTTGGCAGAGTTGATGCCCCACTGAAAGGTTCCGGTAGGATTTTGCGTTGTAAAATCACCAGTTACACCGTGATGCAACCGATAAGCCAGAGCAGTATGCGATCCCGTTGCGTAAACGTTGATCTGTGGGATTGTGGGGCCTTGGCCAGAGGTCGAGTTAGTAGCAATAAACCTGCCAGTGGATTGTAACCACTCACTGTTCCCGTTCACGGCAAACGGTCCCAAAAACATTGTCTGATTGCCAGAGCACTCAATAAGGCGCGTGCCGTTTACGCGGACTTGCAAGAAGACCGTCGCGTCTTGCGGGAACGACGTTGAGTCAACACTTACCACCGGCGCGGTCTGGTTCGCGCCGCGTATTTGCAACGTCGGTATCGCGTCGCCAGTTATTCCGGATAGGCTGACCCTTGTTCCAAGTCCAAAGCGTTTTCTGCTCATGGTTTTTCCTACCTGTCGGTGCGGTTAGACGTTCAACTGACGGGTCCAGATCGAGGTGAAGGTGCCCGAGTCTGCGCCCCTAGACATAATCACGAGGTTGTCGTAGTCCTGTGGGTCGATGAGGACCGACTGCTGACCAGTAGGACCAGCCAAAAGAACGGCGGCTGCGTTGCCCGTCTCGTTGACCAATAGCGAGATTGTGCAGTAGTTCAGGGATTGCCCAAGTGCCGTTGTTGCGTATCCAGCGGCCTGTGGCGAAACTGTTGGAGGTGTTGCGGTAAACGTGCAAATACGCTGGTAGGTAAAGTTGCCCGATGCTCCAGCAATCGGGATAGAGGCATACACCGCAAACGTTGTTGACTTAGCAGCAGTAACCATCGGCACGATCTCAATGCCGGACAGTTGTGGGATATCCGCGACTGTCCACATGCCAAAGGCATTTTGGTCTGCTTGGATGCCAACAAGCGTGCCGTCAGCATTTGTGCTGGGCAGCGCGTTCGCGTGGTTGTTCCTGACAGGTTGCAGGGTTCGGCTATCGCCAACGGTCCTAATCATGGTGTGTTCCTTCGAGTGCTTGTGTGGTGCTGTCGATCAGCGCGTCCGTTGGTTCTGGGCCTCGTGCCACGCCTCGACCCGAGCCAGACGAGATGCGATCGCGTCGTGTTTTCCCATCAACTCTTCGAGTTTGCTGCCAAGGTTCTTTACTTGATCTCCAATCGCTTGGCTGGATTGGTGAATCTGTCCGAGTTTGTAGACCATGCCTGCGCCGGTAACAATCAGTGTTACAAGCACGCCAACGTCGCTGATTGACATTCTGATACTCCGGGTAGTAAACGAGACAAAACCCGCCGCGCACTTTCGCACGCTGGCGGGCAGGAGGAGGTAGAGGGGGTTAGGTGATCTGCGCGCCGACGACAACGAACGGCGTTGAGGTTTCGGCAACTTTGACGTGAACCTCGCCGTCAGTAGTAGTGGCGCGAGTGCCGATCGGCATGTTGATGTTGAGGCGGGCGGTGGTATCGCCACCAACGCCCGCGTTCAGGGTCGTGGTGTTTGTATAGACCGGAAACACCAACTCGGCGTGTGAGAAGGTTTGAGTTCCGGCTGCCAACTGTGCGGCTGTCTGGGAAAAGTGCCGAACGACAACAAATCCGCAACCAGTGGGGACAGAGTAAACCTCGTCCAAGTACGCGACTTGGTTCGGTGCCGTGCCGGGACGAACGCCGTTCTTGACGCGAGTTACCTGAACCACCTGAGTAACGTCGGGGCGACCATCCGCACCGAGGATCGACTGACCGTTCGCATCCACGACCCGATCGGTCGGGGTGTAAGCATTACCAATAGACATGGGATATCTCCATTCCGCCTTGTGGCGGTGGTGTGTTTGATGGGTGAAAAGAAAACGACAGCAACGAGACTTGGATTAGCCCTTGAACCAGAGAACGCCGGAGCGGGAAGGAACGAAGCGGCGCATGCAGTAACGCTGGCGGGTCTGGATGAACACCGTGTCGGTCTTGTCGTCGAAGTACGGACGGATTTCAAGGCCCTGGCGGTTCGGTGCGCTGCTCTCAGCGACGGGACCGGCGTCGTTGCCAACAGCAACAATGAACAGGCCGGGCGCGCCTGCGGTGCTGGCGAACCGAGCGTCAACAAGGTAGTTGCTGTCCGTGTCGTTCGCCGTGCCGGTGCCGATCGTGATGTTGGTCTTGGGCCACAGCGATTCGTGGACCGAAAGAACCTGCATCCCTTCGATCTGACCGACGTATGCAGCGGGGACGTTTGCCTCGCTGTTGTAGTCGCGCGACATGAACCTGTTGCTCTGGCGGATAGATGCCAGAACCGCAGGACGGACAATCAGCCGCAGGCTGCCTTCGTCAAGGCCCTCTTCGAGGTCGATCATGGCAAGCCTGAGTTCTGCAATCTTTGTCAGCAGCGCGTCGCCGCCCGCCGTGGTGATCGGGCAGAAAGTCGATACCTGTGTTGCGCCGCCAGAAGTGATAGTTACTGAAGCCGGGGCCGAACTGATGCCCGACACCGCAGCCGCCTGCGAGTTGAGCGTGAGGGTGCGGAGGAACCGACGGTCCCACTGCTCCATCATGTTCGAGAACGTCGCCTGCGTGTGGGGCTGGATGATCGGGATAGCGGTGTCGAGATTGATTTCCTGGTCAATCGCGGCGCGCTGCCACTCGGATGGGACGACGGGCACAAGAACCGTGTCCTGCGGTGCCGGACGCTGATCGACCGGAACGCCCGTAACGGCCTTGTTCGCGGGGTTGTGTGCTGTACGACCGTAGCGGACGAACGCCACGGACTTCTCGCCGTTGCTTGCGGGCTTGCTTACGGTCAGGCCGGCGGTGTAGAGAGAAGCCTTGTTTGCGTACATCGAGATGACATCGTTTGCCATCTGATCGCGGAGTTGACCAATCGGGTCGGAACCCGAGAGGTTCGGGTTCGTTACGTTGACCGGGTTGAAACTAGACATGGGTGTGTTTCCTTGAAGTTGGTGGGGGTGTTGCTAACAACACGCCTCGTTCAAGGGATCACGCGCTTACCGGGCCTCTTGCGAGGGTGGCCGGTTTGCCTCATGGCTCGACGTTGGCGAACGCCTTTGGTGTCGGGCCGAAGCCGGAACCGCTGGCGTAAACAACCGGCCCGCCGTTGGGCGAGCCGGGAGCGTTCAATCAGTTTGTTTGTTTTGACTTCTTCTCTGAGACTGTCGGCGGTGAAGCCGCGACCGTACTCACGGTGGGCGCGTCGGCAGACTCCTTGACGGCTGCCGGGGCGGCAAGGGCCGCTACCTGCGACCGGAGTTCAGCGACCTCTTTCTCCAACTTCTCCACGTCGTTGAGGGCGTGGACCTCGACCTTGAACTCGTCGCGCAGCCATTCGTGAGACTTCTGCATCACCTCGTCGCGGGTCTGGCCCTTGAACTCTTTGAGTTGTTTCAGGGATGACTTGTCGCGTGCAAAGCCGACAACGTAGAACTCCTTGTCCCTTGTGCCGTCGCCGTAGAACACAATCTCGGCGTTTGTCTGGTGGCTGATCTTGAACAGGTCGTGCGCTGTAAGCATGAAAACTCCTTGGGTTCTGATTTAGTGGGGACGCTGGGCTTCGGCCTTGACTTTTGCTGGTGTGGCGTGGAATCGTGCCTTGTACGACGGGTCCAACATGGCCTTGCCCGGTCCAAGCCGCTTCTCGACCTCTCGCTGTGAGTTGATGATTTCAATGCCGGTTGTAAACGGCTGCACCCCGGACGCGACGTTACCGCTGTTGCCACCGGCTGCAATGACGCTCGGGATGCCCGCGCTCTTGCGGAGATACGCAAGTTCCGCCTCGGCAAACGCCGGGCCGATTTGGGCTGGGTCTGCGCCGTTGAACCGCTGCTCCCAGCCGGGGATAGTCTTGCCGAACGCCTCGATCTCTGCGGCCTTGCTACCGGCTGCTGCGCGGGCGGCGGTCTGTGCTTGTGCGCGCTCGTACTTGTTGCCCATGTAGACGAGTTTGAGGCCCTGCGTCCCCCACTCCTCATTGCTAACATTCTTGAACACCGACGCGAAGGCTTCGGCATCGGCCTTCTCAGGGTCTTTACCCATCTCAATCGCCGCAAAAGACTTGCTCAGGGATTCGATGCCAACTTTCTCGATCGCCTCCTTCATCGAAAACACCACCGGCGGCGCGGCCTGCACCGGCGCATCGGGCGTGATCGGGTTGAGCGGCTTACTCAGGTCGCCAGCGAACTGGTTGTAGATAGGAACCATCGCGCGGGCCTGATCCTCGGTCAGCGTGCCGAGGTTGATCTTGCCAAGGCCGCGTTTCTCGGCGATAGCGGTCAACGAAGCGGAGAAGTCGGCAATGCCCTTGGCATCGGGCGAGAACTTGCCCGCCAACGGCTCCGGCTTGGGCGGCGGCGTTGCGGGCGTGCCGCCTGCGGGCGGTGTCGAAACCGGGGGCGTGGGCGTTGGGGTGGTCGTCGGATTGGGAACTTCATCTGCCATCTTCTGTTAGCCTCCTGTGCCTTGCTGTTCCATGATTGACTGCTGGGCCTGCGCCGCAGCGTTGACACCCGCGAGTTGGGCCTGTGCGTTGGTCTGCATCTGGATCGCCTGCTGCTCTTTGGCCTGCATCTGGGCTTCCGTGTAAACAGAGCCGGGAATCTGCCCAAGGCCGATATCTGTGGCGATCTGCTGGAAGATGATGCTGTGGTTGAGAACTTCGGCAGATTTGGGGATGACTTGTGCGGCCTGATACAGACTGTAGATTTTTTCTACCCGACGCTGGCTTGCAATAGTAGCCGATCCGGTCAGAACGCGGGGGATAATCGTCTTGGAAAGCAACTCGGCCTCGGGCGTGCCTTCCTCTGGCAGTTCAATGATCCCGTCCTTGACCGCCTGCCAATAGGCCCACTGCGCCATTGGCTGCATAAGTGAGTCGTAACTGGCGATCAGCAGCGAGTACGAACGCTCGGAGATATCCGACCGGATCAAGTTGATCTGCTCGGCGGTAACGCGCTCCTTCTGGGGCGCGATCGACGATCCGATGCCGAACACCTGGAACGCCGTCTGCCGAAGCGTCTGGTAATACTGGTACGCCTCGCGGAGCGCGGCTGACTTGTCCAGTTCGAGAACGCCGATGTTCCCGATCCGACCGTCGGGCGTTACGTTCACGCCACGGATCGTCCGGCCCCACTCGCCGCCGAACAACTGGCGGGGGGACAGCGGCATGTTGTTGTCGATGCCGACAGCAACATCGGTGTTCAGGGCCGTCAGTTTGCGGATAACGTCTTGGACAAAGGCCAGTTCTTGCAGCAGCGTGAGGTATTGCCCCATTGCCCCGACCTCGCCCATCTGGTCCTGCGTGAGCGACCAGCAGGGGTTCCACATCGTTGCAACCGGCGTAGTCTGCTCGAAGATAGTGTTACCGTTGCATTCCTCAACCAACTTGAACTTTCCCTTGTCATCTCCCTCCATCACCTGTGTCTGCGAGGTGTAGACCACCACTCGCCGATCTTCGATCTTCTTCTCCATCCACTTTTCTGGGAGTTGAATCTTCGCCATCCGATCGGCGGGCAGGCGCAGGGGGTCGATCCGGTGGGTGGTGATGATCTGCTCAACGTCGCCCGCTTGATTGCGGTGGACGACGTAGCGGCGGCGGTCAATAACCTCGACTCGAAGGCCGGGAAGCCCTCGCACGATGCAGCCGCCGACAATGCTCAACTGCTTGGCTACGGCGTGCATCCGACGCTGGAACCCGCCCGAATCAAGGCCCTTGGTGTTGGCCGAGTAGAGGCGGTTGTTGATCGTTGTTCCGTAGTTACGAACCAAGGCCCGCACGTACTGTACCACCTGCGGGTCCGCGTTCTGCTCGCGCCTGTCGTCAATGTCTAGATCAAGCCAAGGCTCGCCCGTGGCGGGGAAGGCGTTGGCGACGTACCGACCGACGAACGCCTGATCTCCAAGCGAACCCTCCCACTGTGCGGGTTGCAGGAACGTATCGCCGTCGCTCGTAATCTCGGGCGGGAACGCGCGTGGGTCAACCTCGCGGGCGACGCTCTCGGCGAAGTTGTTGTGCATCCGCCGCGTGGGAACAAGGTCGTCGTAGGCCCTCCGAACGTCCCCCGATTTGAGGGGGTCGGGCTGGGTGTAGTTTGTCATTCTTTGTTGGCCGTGGCGTATTCGAACAGATCGCGCAGCATGTGATAACCGCCAAGGGCGAGGAAGTACGCATCGCGGCCAGCCTGATCCGCGCCGATAGGCAGTTCGGGGTTGGCGATGACACCTTGGGTAGCCCGGACGATCTTCTCAGCCACCGACTTGTCTACCCCGGCCTTGCGCCACGCCTCAATCAGCGGGTTTGGCGGCTTGACCAGCGGCGCGAGGGTGCTTGGCAAGGGCATTGAGAACGTCTCCTGGTGTAACAATCGGGCGGGGCAGGTGAACCCCTACGTGGGCCAGCACGCGAAGGCACAGGGCCACGCAATCATCCGGCCTACGCCCCGGTCTAGGGTCTTTTTTGTACCACCGTGCCGAAGCCTTTGGGCTGTGCCGCATGGTATCCAAGGACCGATAACAAAGCGAAACGGCGGTCATCATTCGCTGGGGGTGGACCTTCACACGCACCCAGCCGGTTTCTGGTAGCATAGCGGCGGCAGCCCAAACATTTACCGGAAACAAGATGTGGAAATGAATGCCGCCAACGACCGGCCAGCAGTGGGTAGGCTTTTCGCCTATCCACTGGGCGACGGCGCGGGAGTACGGGGTACCTGGTGTCATGGCGCAGATATGGATGTACGGATATTCACCGTACAACCGCAATAGTGAAGCGGTCATGCGATCTCATCCCCTCGCCAGAACTGCCATTGCCACATTTTCAACACTTTCAGTAGTTTCTGAACTTTCAGAAAACATTGAAAACTGGTAAAGATCAGTCCTCTTTGGTCATGTGCAAGATGATGTCGGCAAGCCCAGTCATTTGCCCTCGCGTAAGAACGGTCGATCCGGAAAGCCCCGGTCGGAATAGGTGCAGTACGTATTTACCCGTAGGCTTGCCTTTTTTGTCCTCGTGGCGGGTGATGCTCGCAAGTGGCTTGTGCTTCGAGAAAAAGTCAAACGGCTCTTCCATGACAGTTCCTTCCTAACTGGCAAAGTAGGGACTTGTTAGTACGGCGTTCAGGTCAAGCGTCCCCCGCTCCGGCAGGGGTGGCAGGTCCACCTTGTACCGCTCGGTCCACTGGTTTGCGAGGTCGAGCCGCAGGTCGGACTTGTGCAGTTCGACAAACTGCTCGGCAAATATCTTTTTTGCCTCCCGCATCCGGCCCGAGTGGGTCGTAAACTGGTCGTGCTTTGATCGGTAGTCGATGTCGCGCCGGGCACACTCCATCGCGTTGAGCATATTGTGGGTGCCGTCGAGAGAGTGGGTGTGCATCGCCGCAATCGCCGTAACCGTCGCGTCGCAGTCGATCACCATGTCCTCGACCGGGACGAACATCGAAAGCCGATGCTCGCAGGTGCGAATCTGCCGGGTTTTCTCCTGAATTTTCTCGATCACCACCGGGAAGCCGATGATCGGCGTGAGCCACCCGATTGGCTGGTTCGTTTGCCGGATGATTCGCTTGACGCTCTCCTGCTGCCAAAGCATCATCTCCCTCGCCGAACGCCCAAGGTCATTCATCACGTCGGGCATCATCTTGGCAAGGTACGAACTGGCCCAGTACGCCTCTGGCGAAGGCCCGCCGCTGGGCGAGGTCCATCCGCGATCCTCCAGTTTGGCCGCGAACTGCTCCGTCCGGCCACGGTGGGTAACGCCATAGGTTTCGGTCATCACCGGCTGCTTACACAGGTTGCTGTCTACATGGCCGACCATCTGCGTGCCCCACTTGTCGCCCCTCGCCGCGTCGGCCTGCACCCTTTTCAGCAGCAACGCAGCCGCGTCGCCGTGTACGTTCTCTCGCCTGCCGGTGTCCATAAGGTTCACCAGCCGCCCAAGATTCTCGTCCCGCGACATAGCCGCGCTGTGCTGTAGGCCGTTGCACGAGCAATCAACCGACGATGGCGCGTGCCGGGCCATCTCCGGGTCATGCCACGCCATGCACGCGGCTAGGAACTGCCACCGCGTTTTCTTGTCCCCCATCATCCACTCGCGGTTCTTCAGCGGGTCGCGCGCCACGGCCTCGATCATCTGCCGGTGTTCATCGACGAACCGGACCCGCTGGGCCAAGGGGCGTTTATCCCACCCGTCTAGGCCCCAGGCGTTTGCCAGTTGCAGGGCCATGAACTCCCGCCCGTCCTCACCCGGCTCAACCGGTCGGTCGAACAACAGCATCGCCTCGGCCAAGTCGGTTGCGTGGCCGTTCAAGTGCTGGGTCATGGGTTGCTGGCGACCTTGGCATTGGAGGCGGTTTGGTATCCAGAACGCCGAGGTGCCCGCGTCCTTCGCCGCGCTCATCAGCATCACCATCCCCTTGCGGTCTGCCTTCAGTTCCCGCACCTTGGAGATGTGCCCACGCCAGAGCATCCGCCACCGCGAACCCTCGACGCTTTTCAGCCACGTTGCCCCTTCCTCCGAACGCTTCCAGCGGTAGTATTTGTCCTTCGGAACAATGTCCGCGTGCGGGAACGTCGGGGCGATCGGGTCTTCTTGCGCTGGGAGAACCGGGCAGGATTGCTCATCACACCACAGATGCTTGAAGGTGTCCAGAATCGGGCCACACATTCGGTACGCGGGCCGGTTCATCGCGTCGATGCCCCTAAACGTCCGGCTCATGTCGTGGCGCGCAAGTTCAGCCTTGTGCATAGGCCCGGCGTTGGCGACGATCCCCTTGCGGATCACCAGATACCCACCCGCTTGGGTGTCGGCCCACGATGGGGGCTGGACGACCATGATCGGGCACCGGGGCCGGATAGCGGCGCGGGCCTTGATCCCCTTGTCCAAGTGGGCAAGCATGTCGGGGTGGGCGTAGAGGACCAGCCTGCGCTTCTTTACCCCCGGCTCCTTGGCGACCCGGAAAGCGTCAACCTCGGTTTTGTCCTGCTTGACGATGATGCAGGTCTGTTTGACCAGTTCGATCAGCCACGCCCCGGCGCGGGTGCGCTCGATCTTCCCCCGCGTCTCTAGGATCATCCCCTCGGCGGCGGTCATGTTCGCAGCGGCCTTGTGAATTAGGTGCCTGTCGCCAAACTCGTTGACCTTCTTCCGCGTCCGCGATGCCCGCCTGATCCCGGCCAAGTCGCCCGCCTCGCGGCAACGCTTTGTCCGCTGTCGTAGCAGTTTCCGCATGGCGATCACCTCGGCCTCGGCTTGTAGCAGGTTGCCAATCTCGGTCGCACACGATGTATAGGACGACCCGCTAGGGTCTCGCATCACCCGCGAGATCATGGTCATCATCGCCGTGGCCGTGGCGATCTTCGGGCTTGTGCCCACGACCAGCGCAAGGCCCGGCGCGTAGTGGGCCGATACTTTGTCGGGGTCGGACTTGGCGATCTTCACCGCCTGACGCACGACCGATTCCATCTCACCGAACCACAGGGCGATCATCCGTTCGGCAGGCCGCAGACGACCGCCCTTGCCCTTCCTGATGTTCTCCTGCGCTTCGGCTATCGCATCGGCAAACCCACGGCCCGCGTACCTGGATTCGAGCGCGATCTGCTTGTTGTAGAGGCTTTCGGCCTCGCTAGTGCCGGTTGATCGGTCAAGTCCACCGATGAGTTCTTTGAGCATCCTTGCCTCCCTTGGTTATTGTATTGCCACCAGCGCGTACCGTGCCTGAAGTGATACGCCGTGTTCCTGATCTCGTTCCGGTAGACGCGGAAAGTGCCCGCGATTTTCACTTCCTCACACCCCATCTCCAGCAGTGCGCACCAGATTGTGCGTCTGCACGCCTCGCGGCTTGACTCCGGCATCTTGCTCTCGTCCAAGTCTAACACGAAGCCACGGCTAATGCAAAGATGCACACACCAGCAGTCAAACAGGGCGTTGATATTCCGGCTGACTTCCTCGCTGACGGCTGGCTCTTTGGCTGCCCGGCGCGGGTGCGCGGGCCACACCACCCCCATGTGCCCCGGCGTGGGCTTGACGATCGCCCGCGCGTTGGTCGGGGCTGGGCGTGGCTTGGCCGGGGGTTTGGGCTTGGGCAGCACCGGAGGCGCGATCTTCGCCTGCTCCAGCCGCCTTTGCTCTAGCAGGTTGGTGGCTTTCACCCTCTCCCCCCTTCCTCCCGCTCCATCCGATCGGCCTCATCGTAGAGGCAGATGTGGCAGTTGTCTTGACCCCCGCGCGTGGGCTTGCCGCACTTCTTGCACCCGTACCAAGTGTGTACGCCGGTTGAGGCGTTCATTCGCTCGATTCGCTGGGCGTATCTGCGGAGTTCGGCACTGGGCTTCTCGGGTGGGGTGGTCATGTCTACTCCGCGAGTTTCTTTAGGGTCTTGGGGTACTTCTTGAACAACCACACCACCGAGTTGGCAAACCCCCGGCTGACGGTCCCCGCTTGAACCTCTGCCTCCATCCGGTGCAGTTCTTCGATGGGGATGTTTGTCTCGACAGAGGTGCGATCGATTGCCGCCCTCTGCAACGCCTCGGTGAATATGGCCTCGGCGCGCAACACAGCGGCCTCCGCGTCCTCGTGTGTGATGGGGCTGTAGCAATGCTCACGCCAGAAGTTCGGATCAAGGTCCATCGCCCAGAACGCCCGGCGTTGCCTGCGGGTGAACGTGCTGCGCGATCGCGGTATGCCTGCGGGTGTTGCTCGTGGCTTGCGCTTGCTCATAGTTCCTTCTCCACTTCCACCAGTTCTGCCCGATTGTGCGACGTGCTTCCGTCTGACGGGTCGCCACTCGGCTTGATCCACCTGACGGTGTAGGTGGTTTGCGTGCTGTCGATTCTGTGTGTTTCCTGACGCTCTAGCACGATGCCGTGGTAGGTGTCGTGTTCGTCGGTTGACATGGCGTGCTTCACGCGGGTGCCGGGTTGGAGTGGGGTCATGCCTTCTCCATCATGGCCTTCACCTGCTTGGCGACAAAGGCATCCCAACGCTTCTGGCAAATGGCGGTTGCGTCCGCCTTGGTTATGCACCGGCCAAAGCGTCGGACCCCATTTTCCAGTGCCCTCCAAGTGAAGTGGTTTTTCCTGGTGAATGGGCCTAAGTCCCGGCTAATCGAGTAGTTGACGTTTTTCGTCGGACATGCCTCCCAATCGTCGTATGTCTCTGGTCCAACACTGTTGACCTTGTAGAACCTCAGTTTCTTCGGCTTCACTTCTCCACCTTTCTATCCCTTGATAAGTACGACGACAAATGCGACCATCGCCGCCAGCGTGGCGATGCGCAGGCCCAGGTCCACGGCAAAAATGATCTTCTCTTTTCTGGTCAGGTCATCCCACATCGCTGGCCTCCTTCGGTGCGGGTGGCTTGGGCATCCAGTGGGTGTAGTAGCCCTTGCCGAGAAGCCTGCCCTCCATGCCTCGGATGCAGCCCACGTCGGCCTCTCGCCACTGCTGGCAGCGGCGGTCAAACCCCAGTACGCGGTCGCCGTAATCCCCATCCGGCAACTCCTTCGCCGTCTCGCGGACGCGGGAGGAATCCAGTGCGTCGTTTGCCATCTTCAACGCATGAAATAACGCGGTAACGTGCGTGGTGAAACCGTCTTCGTAGTATCCACCGGGGCCAACCACAGCAAACTCGTCGTACACATCGGGGTCGGGAGTAGGGATACGGACGATGCGATATTTTTCTGTCATTACTTCGCCCCCAAGTCGCCAGCGGCGTTGATGGCGATGGCACATTTTTCATACTCGTCAACCGTCTCTTTCAGTTTTTGTGCAACAGAGACTTTCATAGGTATTACAACGCTGTAATCCCTAATAATGTCCCGCAGCGCAACAATCAACTTCCTCGCCGCCCCCGCCTCCGCCGCGAGCCGATCGGCGAGGGCGTTGGCTTCGGTGAAGTCGCTGAGCGGGTTGAATGTCATCGCGCCTTGCTTGTTCCACCACTCTGCCAGCGGAACAAACGTCTTATCGTCCTGCCACCATCCGCCGGACTCAAAAGCCAGTGTTCGCAGCAGTTGCAGCGTTTCCTCGCTTACCGTCTGCATCCCCCAATCCCGAGGCTCGCCACCCAACATTCCCCAAAGCACGATCCCCGTGCCGTCTAACCATTCGGCGGCGTAGTGTTCCTCGCTCAGCGCGGACATCTTCGACCGCAGTAGGCCCCTAGCAAGTAGGGGCGCGTGGTTGTAGTCGTCCCCGTCTAGGCAAGCGCGGAGTTGGTCGGCCATCTTTTCCGTTTCGGTGATGCGGCGGTCGATTTCATCCATGATCTTGCTGGCCATGGCAACGCATGGGTCTTGGACCATTCCAAGTAGGCGTTCCCACAAATCTTCGTCGCTTATCTTCTTCAGGTCCATCACTTGCTCCCTTTAGCGTTCTTGATGGCGGCTTCGCGGGTGGCGTAGGAGGCGGAAATATGCCACCCATCTTGGCGGTCCCCGGTCGATAGCAGCACGTGTGGATTGACAAATCCACTCTGCGTACCCGATAGGGTGTTGACGTACACTTCCGCGTGAATACCAGCGATTGAACGATCCGCCGTTATTGGAAGTTCGCCCAATACCTTCACCACCTCTCCGCCCGGCAGCATGACATGCCCATTGGGAATCTTGCCCTCCGCCGCGAGCCGATCGGCACGGGCGTTGGCTTCGGTGATGCGGCGGGTGAGTTCGGCGGTGATAGCGTTGATTTCATCGAAGCCTCCGACTTCTACAGCGTCAGCCAAGCCCTCCTCCCAAGCCTCGAATACCAACTCCTCTACGCTCATGTCTTTCAGTTCCTTCGCCATCACTTGCTCCCTTCGATTGGCTTGGTGTGCGATGATGCCCACTGCTTTGGTGGCCTCTCGGTCTCGATCCGTGGGCCGTGCCCACTGACCGCCACAGCCCCACATCTCCCGCATGTTGGCGTGGGCGGGATCGTCCCGTTCCACACGGCGGGCACCGTAACCGGGCCTCCGCACCGCGAGCATGTTCCAACTGTCCTGTCCATCACCTGCTCCCTTCGTGTTTCTGTGCTGCGTCGTACTGCCGTGCCTTCCACTCGCGGCTGAAGGCGTATTCGCAGGCGTCCCGCGCCTCGTCAATGGTGCTATAAAACCCACTGCCGGACGTGTGGGCATCCGCTCCCGCTTCGTGGCATCGCATGTGCCACTGCCACCCGTGGCCATCGTTGTCGCATATCAGTTCAACCCCGTCAGGCTCGGCCCTGATGCGGTAGTACTTTGTGCGCGTGTCAATCTCCCGCCACTGAATCTTCGGAACGCCCATCACCCACCATCCTTTCGTTCGCTCTCGCCCTCACGGAGTTTCCCAACAAACTCGGACGGGTCTACCCCATCCGTGATATTTACGCCGCCAAGATCGTCCAGCGTCGGCAGGTCGGTTGCTGGCGGGATGATGTCGAAGCGTTCGACCACGAAGCCAACCGGCTGCCCGAGAGAGTTTGACTGCATGATTCCAGTCGCCTCTATGCGGCCCGTGCAAGCGGACTTTGCGCGCTGCGCGTCGGCTGGACCGAAAGTGCAGGGAAACAGTTGGTTTATCAAGGGGGCTCTGATGCGGAATAGCGGCGCGCCTTCCCCTTCAACGAGGACCAACTGTCCGTCGATGGTTGTGTGTTCTTCATACATTGGCGTTGCCATCCTTTCCCGAGCCGCGAAGGCTCTGACCCGCAAGCACCACGATGGCACCTGCCTCGTTCATCCGATCCGCGATCTTCACGCCCACCGCGCTGTCCAACGACTCGGGCGTCAGGTTGCCCACGATTACCGTGTGCTTCATTCCCGCGTCCCGGTCCATCAGCACCCGGCGGATGACGTGGTCCACACGGCCCGCGTGCGAGACCGCCGTCTCGTTGGTCCCCTGGCTGTACCGCGCGTCGAACTCGTCGAGGATCAGCAGGCCAACGTCCGCCCACTCCTTGTACCACTCGACCGAGCCGGTCGTCTTACCCCAGACCCGGTCGGTGTAGTCGTCGAACAACGCCGCCGCGTCGATGACCCTCACCGTGCCCCGGCTGTTGTCGATCCACCACCAAGCAAGCAAGGCCGAGAGCGTTGACTTGCCGGTGCCGTTCGGCCCGATGATCCCGATGGTTGTGCCCCAGCAGGAGGAGAGTTCCGAGAGCACGGCTTGCTGCTTGGAATCTGCAAGCCTCCCCGCGAGGGTGTACCCATGCACCTCGATCATCGCCAGCGTGCGGGCGGACGCGCCGCAACCGTGCCACGCCCGGCACCTGGCCTCGATGACCTGCTGGGCCTGCTGCTGCTTGTACTGCCGCTCCCGTTCCTCTTGGGCCAGCCGCCGGGCCTCCATCTCCTCGGGCGTGTAGCCGGTGGTTCTCTGGACCATCTCAACCGCCTCGGTGATCCGCAGTATGCGGGGTACGTGCGGCTCGGGGTTGGCAGCCTGCGCCCTGGCCTGGAGTTCGGCCAGCCGGTCGTGATGGACCTGATCGGGCGTGCGGGCGGCCTGCTTGGCCTCCTGGTCGATGCGCTGGCTGACGTTGGCCGCGACAAGGGCGGCGATGGTGTTGGCGTTGTTCTGCTGCTGGGTGTTCATATCACCCTCCTGCGTCCAGGCTGGAACCCGCCGCCCATCTCGCGGTTTACCTGCTCGTTGGCAGACTCGGGCGCGGCCTTGGCGTTCCGCTGGAACCACCACGCGGGCATCTCGGGGCCGAAGGCGTCTTTCTCCACCCACCTGCTCCAACTCGGTCGGAACTGGGCCTGCGTGGTTTCGACCCTCGACCCTGCGGCGTAAGACTTCACCCGGCGGTAGACAAACTCCAACGCCTGATCCTGGCTGCACGCCTGCATCATGCAGACCGCACGCACGGCCAGGCTGACCTGCTTGGTGCTAGGCGGCGTGCCCGCGTTGGGCGGGAAAGCCTCGATGATGTCGGCGATGGTTACCGGTGTCGCAATGGTGTCGCGCGGTGTCGGTGTCGGTGTCGCGGTGTCGCGCAGAGAGAGTCTGTTTTTGGGTGTTTGTTGCATTTCTGACCTGATTTCGAGGATTGGAGTCTCCGAAGAAAGAACCCCCCCTACCCCCCCAACGGTGTCGGCGGTGTCGCGCGACACCGTTCCGACACCGTTCGCGACACCGCGCGACACCGGCGCGACACCGGCCTGACGGGCGCGGTAGGCGCGGCACTTCTCGGCGTTGGTCATGCCGCCACGCTTGCCCACCTTCCCCCCGCCGCTGGCCCCTGCCGCGTCCGCATCGCCGGGGGGTGCCGTGGGTGGGGTGAGGGCGGCGGAAGGCTCCAGCGTAACCGTTACGGGCTGGTAGCCGGGCACCTGGATGGTGAAGGTCGGTCGGTTCATGGGGTTGCGTTCTCTGCCTGCTTCCTCGCCCACGCGACGGCCCTCCACGCTGCCACGAGCGGGCAGGGGTCGAGGTGGGCCATGCACACCCCACCCCCTTGATGGATCACCCAATACTGGTTGGGCGTGATCCCGTGCGGGCCTGTCTTGCCCATCGGGTAGGTGCCCGGCTCGTCGGGCCACTGGATGCCGTTGGGGAGGGTCATGGGTACTTTTTGGGATTCCAGACTTCCTTCATAATCGCTTCGAGGTGTTCACACACGTCCCGCCCGAGTGGCGTACGTGCCGACTGTGCTGACTTGTGCCACCGACACAGGATGCGAACGCACCGATTGCGTTCATCCTTGACCGCCGCATTGACCACGCGCCGGATGCGCCGGGACAGCCTGATTGCGGCTACAGCGTCTGTCATGGTGCCTTCTGGGTAGATTTCGCGGGCAATCCTCTGTACGGATGTCGCCCTTTTAGACTTAGCCACGGGTCCACTCCTTTGCTAGTTTCAGGGCGTAGGGCCACTGCACCCAAGCGTGCTTTGTTCCGAGGGTTCGACACCCAGCCGCAAGTCTGCGGGCAAAGCAAACGGCAAGGCCGACGCGGTGCCAAACCACGGTTCCGCCGCCCACGGTGTCTGCCCACCTGACAATCGTTCTCGCGTCGTAGAGTGTGTGAGCGGCTCGCTTCTTCGCTTTCTTCTTCATCCGTTTCTCCTTGAATCTGGCCCCGCGCTGTGGGCGGGGGGGGGGGGTGTTAGACCGCGTTCTGCCCAAGCACGCCACGAGCGGCGCGTTTCTTCGCCCGCTCGTCCAGCGCGTCGATCGCCCAGTTGATGTGCCGTATGGCCGCGGCGGTGTCATCGTCCGCAAACTCGCTCTGTTGGAAGAAGTCCAGCCTCTCCCGAGCAGCGACCAGTGCATCCTCAACTAACGCGCCGGTAGCCGGGCCAAGCAAGCCGTCCGGTGTCTTGCCGCGCGGCCCGTCCTGCCACGCGATGCACATGCCGGGGCCGTGGGCGTAGCCGCCTGCCGGGTTGCCCATGTTGTCGGTGTAGTTGCGGGCGATCACTTCATTGGACTGGCCGTTTCTGTATTTTGTCTGACTCATAGATACTCACTTTCTGCCCTCTCGGGCGTGTCCGCCACGCGGCGGGGTTATTGGGGGGCGGGGCGTTTCGGTGCCTTCTTCCTTTTTGCAGCAACCCGGTCGGATGCAGGGGGCACGATGTCTGAACACCAGATGTCGAAGCGGTCCTCAAACTCGTGCCGATCCACTACGTAAAACAGGGGGCTGTCATGGATCACCCAGTCCCCTATCTCCGCGACATCTCCGATATCCGTTACAACAATCACCTGGGTTTTGGCGTTGAATCTCTGAAAGTAGTTTGGTCGTGGGTGGGTCTTTGTCGGGTACTCCCCCATAAACGAGGTGCTTGCCTCCACTCCGCCGTGGCACCATGCCGCAACAGCAACCGCCGATGCTTCGGTTACTTGGTGTGCAACGAGATGGCGCACCTTTGGGGTAACGATCACGCCCCGTTCTCCTTTGTGTTTGATGGCTTCGCTTCCCCCACCCTCAACGCTTCCTGTAAAAGAGATTCCATCTTCCACTTCACTTTCTGCCCTCTCGGGCGTGTCCGCCACGCGGCGGGGTTATTGATCTAGCACCGGCCTCCAGCACTGCGGGGTGGGGGTGGTCATGGCTCGTACCTCCTGAGGATCAGGTCGAGTTCCGCATACAAGCCGCGAGTGATCGCCTTGACCATCGGTGGCGTGTGGTCGTCGCTACCGATCTTCCAAATCCTCTCCGCCTCGTTCCTGATCTCGGTGCGAAGGCACCCTATCTGAAACTTCTGGTGTTCGAGTTGGTCCGCCAGTTCCTTCGCGTTTGTCTGCTTCTTC